AGTATAAAAATGGATTATAAAACCTGCAAAGAATGTCCGAATTATGGTGGCATAATAGAAAGAAAAGGAGAAATTCTTATAAAGTGCAAGGTTTTGGGCGAAGTCCATATTAAAAAAATGGCTGATTGTAAATTTACCGATGCAAAAGTCTGTGTAGGGTGTGGACGAATAGTATATAGTCCTTGTTTTTGGAAAGGCGAAATATACTGTGCAGATTGTTTTCATTCATTTATCTAAATTATACCACTGCGGTATTGTGTAGAAAAGTCGCAAAAGTAGAATAATAAAAATATTCAATGTTAAAAATTATACCTTTAGAATTGAGAGAGGCAAATATTTTGGTTGAAAAATGGCATAGACATCATAAAAAATGTCAAGGACATAAATTTTCTATAGGTGTTTATGATACTAAGAATAATAGTATTGTTGGGGCGGCAATTTGTGGAAGACCTGTTGCAAGAAATATTAATCAAAGAACAACAATAGAAGTAACAAGATTAGTAACAAACGGAACAAAGAATGCTTGTTCTATTTTATACTCTGCTTGTGCAAGAATAGCGAAAAATATGGGATATGAGAAAATACAAACATATATATTAGAAAATGAAAAAGGATATAGTCTTATCGCATCAGGATGGAAATGTGAAGGTATCTTTGGTGGGGGACAATGGCGACATACTGATGGTAAACCCAGAAGACAAGACCAACCTATTTGCAAAAAAAAGAGATGGTGTAAAATATTAAACAATCATACTAATATAGATTATAGTAATTGTAAAAATGGGTTAAATAAAATTAGGCAAGAATATTTTTTATAGTTATTACGCATAACCGCATAACGCAAAAATGTATAAAAAATAAAAAAAAGATTGACAGATATAAATTGAATAATTAAAATGGTTACAAAACGGGGGATTAGCTCAGTTGGGAGAGCGCTGCTCTTGCACAGCGGAGGTCGTCGGTTCGAACCCGTCATCCTCCACCATTTAGTTCATTTATAGATAAATAGTAGTGATAGAGCATTAAAAAACCCCACAGGGAGAGACTGCGGGGCTGGGAGACGGTTACTTATCTTGTGAATATGTGAATTTCTCAAGTTTTACATTAAAGTAATCTTTTATTTGTTTAAGTCTCTTTGTAGCTTGTTCTTTTTGGGTTCAATTTGTTTTTCAAGGGCGACTCTTTCTTTCCAGCCGTATACCTTATTTTGGGGAATTATTTTGCCAATTGCTTTTTCTAATTCTTTTTTATATCGGCGCAAATTCCCATCAATAAATACATGAGGTTTGAAAAGATTTTCCCGAATCCAATCAATAGCTGCTTCATAAGTAGGAAATGGGTCTAACATGGTGCATCCGCTTGCATCCATTAATCTGATTGCATGAAAACATTTTTCTAGGTCTTTTTCTGAAATTCCAGCTTCCCTAAGAAGTCGATGATATTGAGAGTCTTGGGGCCAATATTGCTCCCGTGATTTTGGGTGAAACATGATTGGTTTTTCAAGTTTCACCACATCAAGATAGATTGTACTCATTTTTTCTCCTTTCGGGCTTTTCCATCTTCAGTGCCAGGAGCCCATCCTTGACAGACCCCCGAAATCGGGGGTGATGTAAATTATTTTTGTTTCTGACAGCCGCAATGTCCAAACATTGCAACCATCATTTTTTTGGTTGGGTCTGTAGAACTTTTTCCACAGACAGGACAGATTACAGGCTCGGGAGGATTGATTTTCTCCCTTCTGTCCTCTACAACCTCAATTTCTTCTTTTTTCGTTGCCAGTTTGTCTTTTACAAAACGATAATAGATCTTTTCATCATCAACGGTGACGAAAAAAGTCCCATCCTCTTCAATAGTTCCCCCCATTTCTTCTACAATTTCTGATTCCGCTTCAAACAGCGAGAAGCCAGTTTCGTGCCTGGTCTTTCTCGCTTGGATGGTTCGTATTCTGGACATCAGGAAATCCAGAATACGCCTTCTGGCATTTTCTTCATTTACGAACATTTCCCGAGCCATTCCCTCAAGAAACGCTCCTTCTTGTGTCGTGAAAATTCCCATAAGGTCGGCATCTTTTCTTAGCCAAATGGGACACTCGGCTAAGTTAAAATACCAACCTGTATGGTCGGGCTCATCTCTTCCAGCCGTGAAATCATCAATATACACGGCTGAGAAGACAATCTTTTCCCCTAAAAATGTGATGCTTTTTACAGCGTCAAATTCTTCTTCTTTTTTCATCTCTCCCTCCAAATAAAAAAGGCAATCAATTCTTCACATTCAATACTTCGGCAACACTTAATATTAAGTATGCCGAACTTGTTTTATTCAAGGCGTCTCTACAACGCCTCCTGACTTTTTCAATTTCAATTCCAAATTCTTCTTTTGGCAGAAGGAACTCTTCTGCCTTTACATCTTCTATTTCATAATACGATTCATACTGGTCAGCATCTACAGGCTCATCGCTGACCTGTGGAAAGGTGAGCCAGCCTTTCTCACCCTTCCACCAGAATTTTACACAACCACCATCATCACCAACAATGTTGGTGGTGTGTAAAAATTCCGCAAATTCAATCATTCCTTCGGGTTCTGATAGAACCCTTTGGATTGATAGATTGACGAGGTCTTCAATTTCCTCGTCATCAAAAGGTCTAATCACCCAACCGTTACTATGACGGTGGGTAATTTTTTCGATGTCTGGATTATAATAACACTCAGCAAACAATTCTTTTAATTCCTGAATGCTAATTTTTTTTACTTTCATTATTTTCCTCATATTAGCCAGGCTAATTGCCTATAAACTCACAATCCAAGTCTGTCTCTGGAAATATTGGTTGAGACAGATGTTGGAGTTGTGAATATAGTTATATTCACAGGTAAGGCGATATTCCGCCTTACCTATTCTTTGGAGAATATATCCCACCGTCTCGAACGGCGGGTTTTTAAGAAATTCTATCTCCCGTTTTTGCACGGGAGATAGATTCTCGAGAATTTCAGGGGGAATGCTATCCCCTGTAAGTTTTTCCCCGACCTTTAGTTCTTCTATTTTCATTATTTCCTCCAATTATTTTAGGGCTTCCTCATCAGTGCCAGGAGCCCATCCCTGACAGACCCCGCCGGAGCGGGGTTTCGGATTAGCTATATTTCAAAATCACAGAAATTGACGCGTTAATTCCCCGTCTGTTTTTCCAGACGAAATTAATAGCGTCATTGTCATTCCCAATTAGTGTGCGCTCCTGATCACACCAGCCGGGACCTTCGCTGAATATATACCATTCGTTTATTTTCTTCGCTGCATTCCAACAGCGAAGAATAGAGGTATGTCCCCCATTGCTCATTGAGATGCTTGGGTCATCATAGATAATGAATCTTGAAATATCTTCTTCTCCACCTTCGTATTCTGAATATTCGCTTCCGAAATGCTCAATGAAATATTGAGCATCCTTTTTAGTTTTAATTTTTTTCATCTTTTCTCCTTTCTATTTATCTCCAAATTGCTGAATCCGATACCGGCTCTTCAGCAGTATCGAGAATATATAGTCCACATTTTTTACATTCAATTATTCTTTCTATTTTTTTTCTTGCATCTGCAGTGAAAGTATTATGATATGTAATTTCAATATTATGATTGCAATATTTTCTTGCTTCACTTCTTATTCGTTCGTTTTCTGAGCTAATTGCAAGATTGAGTCCATCATCTTCTTTGCCAGAAAAATATTGATTGCTAATTTTAGACATAATTTTTTTGAATTTCTTTTCATTTGGAGTATTGTGAAAATTTGGAATAGGGGGAAGTTTACTTTTTAATGTATCGTATTCTGCTTGAACTTTTTTTTCTTTTTCGATTTTTCTCTTTTCAATTTCATCAAGAAGTGGTTGAACATCATTTTGTGGAATCGTCAAGAAAATATTTCCTACATCATAGGCATATGTATGTAATCCAGATAGTCCATTCTTTTCCCCATATCGTTTTCCGAAACTTACAATTTTTCCTTTTTGGGGATGCTCAAATTCTGCCCGAATTTCATTTTGTCCTATAGTTAGAATCACATCAATTCCTGTATTTGTTTTAGTTTTAATCTTTTTCATTTTTCCTCTTTGCTCCTTTATTTTTTTATATTTCTCTTCGTGTTCCTTTAATTCGTTTTCCGTCAACTTACAATAGCGGATAATACCATTCCAACTTCCTTTTAATATCTTATGATGCTTATCAACTCTGAATATATACTTATTGATAGTTAAAGAGTTTGGAATAGTTACGGAATAACCAAAATCAAAATGAAACTTTTTTCTGAGCTCAACTTGCATCTGTCTTTCTTTAAGCTCTTCCTTTGCAAGTTTCTTTGCTTTTTCAATGTCTTCTTTTTCAAGAAAACTTACTTCAACAATTCCAGTAATATTATTTCTGTTGAGATACCTAAAGTTTTTAAATCTTGCATAGTGAAACTTGAAGTTAGGTTCGTATAACTTGTTTTCAAAAGTTTTCAACCGCATTCTTTTCATTTTCATTTTTGCTCCAACCTGTCGTGTCGGATATATCTTACCTTTCCACACTTTGCACATTTTTGGCTGATTGAACAGCCATTGACATGAAACAGCCTCCATTCGTGATTACAATGTTTTTGAACTTCTTTAATTTCATTCAAAATCATTGAATTGAGATGAGAGGTCAGATATTTTGAAAATGATTTTTTCATTTTTTTCTCCTTCTATATAATAGAATATACGCCAGAACAAAATAATGTCAAGTTTTTTTGAAAAAAATTAATAAAAATAGCACAAACCTGCTCTATCACTATCTATAGAAAATAAAAAATATTTTATAAATTGAGGTTTGAATGCCAAAAGGTATAAAAATAGATTGGGATATATATAGAAAAGATTGGTTGAAATTTCAAGGAAAATTATCTGATTTTTGTAAAATCCATAAATTAAACTATTATACAGCAAAAGATAATTTAAAAACTAAAGATAAAACTAAACTAAAACTTAAAAAGAATAATACTATTGAAAAAGTAGTAAATAAAGAAATAGAGAAGCAAGCAATCAAAGAAGGATTAGAAATTGCAAGAATATACACTGAGCAAAACGAAGATTTAGCGAAACTAAAAAGTTTGAAAAACTTATTTCAAAAGAAAATTGAAAGAATTGATAAGAAAATTGAAGGAAAGAACGAAATCAAATCAAGCGAACTTGTTGAGTTATCGCTAATTGCTGAAAGACTATTCAAAGCAACGAAAACAATAATAGAATATGTGGGACAGAACATCAATGTGAACGCAACAGTTGACGAACGAATTCTGAAAATCAATATGGATGCGGAGCAGTTAGCGAGACAATATATGCGAGATATTGAGAAATGAAGTGCGAGAACGCACGAAAAAGGTGAGGGTGGTATGATTAGACCTGATAAAAAGAAGAATAATTATCTTAGTATATATAGATAGAGAGGCAAAATTGGAGAAATTTTGAGTAATTAACATTGACTAAACAAGTTACAGAAAAATGCTTGTTATAGTTTTCTTTAACAAGTGTTATAGTTTTCTTTAACAAGTGTTATATTTTTGAGTAACACGAAATAAAGTTTAATTTTAACAAAAATTGTTTGACAGAAAAATGTAGTTATCTATAATGTGGGAAAAAGCGGAGATAAAAGAAAAATGAGAAGAATAGCAACCTTTAGGGGTGTTAGACAATTTGTTGACCCTAAAACTGGTGAAATAATTGAAACGAATGAAATTGATATGCAAGGAGTGGACATCAATTTTGAGAAAGTATGGATGTCTCATATATTAATGGCATTAGAGGAAATTGGCAACAAAAAAATGAAAGTATTGGAGACTTTAGTAAAGAACAGAGATGGGGAAAATAAAATTGTGTTGACGCAAAGAAAAATAGCAAAATTATCAAAATCAAGTTTAGTTACCGTAAGTATAACAATGAGGGCATTATTGAAAGCAAAATTTATTAAACAGATAGCACCTGGGGTATATCAAATATCGCCAAATGTAATTTTTAAAGGTTCACATAACAGACGAATGTATGTTCTTTTGAAATATCAGCAAGGGAGAAACAAACAATGATATATTTTATTTATGATAGAGAAAATAATGCTGTAAAGATAGGATATTCCGAAAATTCATTAAGAAGATTGCACCATTTACAGACTGGGAACGCTCATTCTCTTGTATTGGTTGCAGAAGTAGACGGAGACAAGCAAAAAGAAAAAGGACTTCATTTAAGATTCGCAAAGCATAAAATTAAAGGTGAATGGTTTCAAAATTGTAAAGAAATTAGAGAATATATTTATTTATATGCGGTAAAGAGTTATAGAGATACGGGAAAGTGGACATTATCATTGCCAGAAAAAGAAAGAATGTTTTTATCTTGTTTATTGATTTATAGTAATTATGTAAAGGAAATATATTTAGGAAAACGACGCATAGAAAACCTTGCGAAAGAATTAGAAATGACAGTTGAAGAAGTCTATTATATGATTGAAGTTTTAGAAAGGGATAATATTCTATTTAGGGAAGAAAAAGATTTATATAAATTGAATCCTTTTTTATTCAACGGTGGGCAATGGAAAGATTCAATAATGGAAAAGAATTAATAAATATATAGAGGTTCGGATAAATTGAAAAACAGATTAGCGAAAAGGATAGAGACAAAATCAATGAATATCTGGAGGTAATTAAGAAATGATAATCTTAAGAATAATAGGCTGGTGTATTTTGGTGTTATTATCTATAGGTGAAATTGGAATTATTGTGTTTCAATTTACAAAAGAATGTAAAGAAAATTGGGAGGCAGGAATGGCAACGGTATTTGTTGGTCTTTTAGTTCTTCCTTTAATTATTGTTTTACTTGGATTGTTGGGCATTTGTCATTGATGGCTGTGGAACAAAGAAAAAAAGATAGGTAAAACTATACCACGAGGGTTGAGAAAATGCGATGTAGGGCATTTATGGAGGGCAAAAATGAAAATAATCAATACATATCCGCCAAACTATAAAGAAATATGTAAATATTTTCCAATCAAGAATAATAAAAATGTTATTTTTACTTAAAGTGCAATATCAAGAAGTAAAAAGGACACATAACAGAAAAGACGCAAGATTGATTCTTAAACAAATAGTGAAAGACTTATCATCTGAAGTATATGGAAGTATAATAAGCAAGGCTACAGCGAGGAAACTAATTACAGGTAAAATGATACCAGAGAATATAAAAAGTAAGCCGTAGGGCTTATATAAAGGGTAAATAATAAGAAAAATCAAAAGAAAGGAACAAAATGAAATATTATAACTCAGCATATCATATGTATCTGGCATTCAGGAATAAGTTTATCTATTGGGTTCTTGTATTAGGTCTTTATGAAGATACAGAAATTGAGAAATTTCTTAAATTATTTAAGAACCATGTTGATAAAATAGTCAGAAGGAAAGATAAAACTCGCAATATGGAAAAATTTACATATAGGGAGTTAGTAAAATTTGTTGATGGAGATATATTTGAGAAATTTCCAAAATTTAAGAGGTCAAATCTTACAAAAATGCATCCTAATATTGATTTCACAAACGCGGGAACATTTGCAAAAGATATATTTGCAATGTTGTGAAAGGATAAATATGAAGGGAAAAAACAAAAGAGTTATTGCCTTGTCCGTTTTGTGGATATAAAACACGGTTATTTATAGAATATGAACCAATTCAAAAAACAAAACGGGTTTATTGTGAATCTTGTGGTGCAAATGCTGGGCAAAGGCAATAAAATTATGGAATACCAGAAGTTCTAATAAAGAAAAGAAAAAATAAAACTAAGGGAGCAATGATGGAGAATAAAACAAAACAAAGCATAAAAGAAATGGCACTGACAATAATATTATCTACTGGCTTTGCAAGTGCCTTAAAAGATGCAGATGAACTAATTAAAGAAGCGAAAAAGATAGAATCTTATTTAACCGAATAAGGCTCAATAGTATAGGGTAGGCGGGAGGGTAAAATTAGCAGTCAGGAAAGGAGAGTGATAAGAATGAGTAAAAAAGATGAAGAAAGGATAAAAGTTTCTTATACCAATTCAATAGTTAGAGAAGCAAGGCGTGATTCAGAGAGAGCATTGGAAGAAATAGAATTATTATTAGATTATTTGGGGCTTAAAATTGAAGAAGTTCCAAAGCATAAGGTTATAGTAAAGAAAGAAAAATAAAAATGGATTTATATCAAGCGGAATTTGTAGAAAATATTAAAAAAATCCGTGAGGAAAACAAAGATAAAAAGCGGGCGGTTTATCTTCCCAGAGGAAGCGAAAGAACCGAATCAATTATTATATTTATTTTCAAGGAATGCTTTTCATTATGGTATTTTCTTGAAGATGGAAAATGGCTTTATGACGGCTGGGAGATAGGCGATTATAGAAATCAATGGTTAGAAGAAACAATAGCAAGACATTATAAATAAATGAAAAATAAAGTAAAACAAGTTAAAGATGAATTACATATTGATTTATGGTATCCCGACAATAGCAAAATCAAGAAAATAGTAATTGGTTTAGTGGATGTAAGGTCAGCCGATAGTATTAGAATATCTTACGACAAAAAGCGGGATGGATGGAAAATTGAGCAGGCGTCAAAATTTGAATGGGATAGTAATGATGAAATATGCGACCCAGACTGGCGGGAAGTAGTATTTATTCAAGCGTGGGGGGGACAAAATGTTTAAATTAGAAATCCAACCCTACAAAGTAGCTAAAAATATTTATCAAGGAGTATTATCTAAAACTGGCAGTAAAGTTGAGGCAAAAAAGCAAATGGAAATATTTCTTAAGGGTGTGGTAAATGAGCCATTAAAATACTATGTGCCTACGGGAGCAAATGAAAAATACATTAAGACCGTAGCAAATTCCACGAAAGATAGCAACATTCCTATTGTCTTATGCACCTATGCGAATGGAACAGGCAAAACAAGTAGCACAATTCATATAATACTTAATACAATTTATGGACCTCAGAATGGCTGGTTTGACTACGAATTGTTTAGGAATTTTCCTTTTCCCAGAAGGATATGGTATATATCAAATGCAGAAGCACTAAAAAACAGAGTAATCCCCGAATTTATAAGATTGTTAAAATCAAAAGAAGGAACTTACAAAACTTACAAAGACAATTATCCTTATATTGCACGAATAGAGTTTAAGAATGGATGGACGATATTTTTCAAGACATTTGACCAAGACCCTGGAACATTTGAGAGTTTACGATTAGGAATAATTGTGCCTGACGAACCGATGCCTGAGCCACTCTGGAGGGCTTGCGAAGGCAGAATGACGCAGGGGTGTATATCATTACTACCAATGACACCATTAGAATGTCCACCCTACATATTAGATGAAATTGCAAAAGGAGCGGATAGGGGAGATAAGGGATATTTTCATATAAAAGCGGATATTTATTCTGCCTGTAAAGAAAGGGGTATTAGAGGATTTTTAGATGCAAGGACTGTTGATGAAACTGTAGCGAGATATACAGAAGAAGAAAAACAGGCAAGGGCTTATGGTGAATTTATGTATTTTAGTAGCAGAATATATCCTGATTTAGATGCGAAAAAACACTTTGTTAATCCAGATGATTATCCATTGAAATCAAATTATTTATACTTTCACATAATAGACCCTCACGATGGACGACCGACGGCAGAGATATGGGGCTGTCTAACACCAGAGGGTAGAAGAATAATATTTGCCGAGCGACCAGACGACCAAAGTATGCAATTTTGGGAAATGAAGGGTAAGAGTGAAACACCATTAGAGCATAAAGAACAAATAAAATTCAAAGAAAAACAATTTGAAGGAATATTTGCCAATCCGACCAGAATAATGGACAGGCATTGGGGATTACAGACAAGAGGGGAGACAAAAAAGACTGCATTTCAGAGTTATGCTAATATAGGTTTAATATTCAAGAAAAGTTATTCGGCTGTAAATGAAGTAGAATACGGACACTGGAAAGTAAGGGAGTGTCTAAAAAGTCTGCCAGACGGGAAGCCAGGGTTAGTGATATGGAACACTTGTTATCATACTTGGCAAGGACTAACACATTCAATATACAAAAGACTAACAGGCAAAAGTTCTGGGGATAAAATACAAGGCAAGGTTGTTCCGAAATATAAGGATTTTGATGATGTTGTGAGATATTTCTGTTGCGAAAATGTAAAAATTACAGATAGGGTAGTTAACGAGCATATCAGCCACAACGATATTTACGATTACATATAAGGAGAACAATGACAACAAAAGAAAAGATTAAAGAATTAGAAGATAGGATAAAAAAATTAGAGAAAGGAATGAGTTTAGTTGTGGATTGGCTTGAAGAACACAAATTGCCTTCTGTGGTATTTATTCCTAAAACAAATGAAGGAGTAGAAGATATACAATGACTTATGAAATTACTAAAAAATTAAACTTTATTAATAAACAAATTCCACCTATTTTTGAGATAGGATTTAAAGATAATGATGTAATAGTATATGCAAAAAAGAAAATGAATATCTTAAAGAAAGACGGTTCGCCTAATTTTGAATTAAAAAGATTGGAAAATATAGAGATAAAAAGCAAAAATGACTTTTTGAACGGAATGATATTATTGGGAAATCTTTGGATGCAGTTTCAAAAATTACGAGAGAAAAATGAAAAAATAAGGGAGTAACAATGAAGATTACAACAAAAGAAGCAATTAAAGTATTATCAAAAGCACTAAAAAATGATAACGAACTTTTTTATGGTTATCAAGTGAAAACAATAATAATTATAATTATATTAATTTTAGGTTTTGGGAGTTTATTTTCCCAAATGTATGACGATTTTAAACCCTATACAATTTCACCAAACCCAAATGTCTATTACTATAATGGATACTGGAAAGAAACAAAGTGTGAAATTTGTGGCAAAACTGTTTATGAATGGATTAAGGATAATGATTATTATGATTTTGGAATAACTTGGGAAAATCATTCTTTTTGCCCAGGTGAGCAAGCCTTACATATATCTAAAGAATTAGACATTGTAGTATGTAGGGATTGTTATGATAAGTATAATAAAGAGTTTAGTGAAGCGATTAATAATTTCTATTCGGATTGGTTAAAGAAAAAGAAATTAGAGAATCAAGAGAAAAGAGAATTATTTGATAAAAAGAGAAAACAATTGAAAATGGAAGAACTAAAAAAACAGATTAAAAAACTAAAAAGTAAACTAAAGGAACTCTCCCGTGAATAAAAAAGGAAACCGAAATTTAGGCAAAACATACGAATGTAAAGCAACTCTTACACCAGAGGATTACTTTCATATTCATAGATATGATATGAGAATGAAATTATTGAAACTGATAAAAGAAGCAAAGCAAAAGGAAATAGACGAGACGATAGTTTGGGGTTTAGAAACGGCATTGAAGTTAATGTCAATACCTGATAGTATAGCAAATAATGTTATGTATTTTGAGAGAGTAAAAAATGATTTATGTTCGGAATTGTCCTCTTTGTGGTCGTGAAATTATTTACACTAATTATGAGGATTTTGAAAAAGCAATAGAATTTGATGAGAAATGTAAAAGGTGTAGAGTTTTCTTTAATGGCTTGAATAAAAGAATATCAAAAGAAACAAAATACCAGAGTTATTTTGAGAAAAAGTTATATGAAAACTTTTTCAGAAAGGAAGAGAATGAAGAAGAAAAATAGTAACTTTGAATACTTCAAGAAGCGTTGTGAACACTGGATAAAAATACTTGGACTAAAGATGTGGAATATAGAAATACTAATGGTTGATGACAAATCAGACGAAGGTTGGGATGTTTATGTGTATAGAGACATTACGGGACGCACTGCTGAAATCCGTTGGTGGAAAGGATGCGAGTATAAGGGTGATAAATATCTTGACAAAATAGCATTTGAGGAATCTTGCCATATCTTACTTGCCAATTTATCGTATTATGGAGCAAGTTATTACAATAAACTTATTATAACCGAAGAGGAACACATTGTAATCAATATGCTTTATAACGCACTAAATTATGGAAAGGAGAAATAAGATGGACATATCAGAAAAGTATATAAAAATGTGTGAAAAAGCATTTGAGATACAAAGATATTATACCAACAATGAAGACAAAATTAGTGCAAATGAAGGGTTTTGTGAAAGGTCGTTTTTCGCAGAAAATTTAAAAGAAGAAAAATTTTGTCCTGAATGTGGAAAAAGTAGAGACTGGGATTCAAATTATTGTAATGTTTGTGGGAAAAAACTTATCAAAACATTTAAGGAGCGAACTTTATTCGGGGAAAAGGATATTTGGTTACCCAGACAAGACCAATTACAAGATATGTTAGATGAACATTGTGCAAAAGATATAATTACAAACTTGTATTATTTTTCTATAATAAATGATAATGTTCCGAATAATTATTCAATGGAACAGATACTATTGGTGTATGTAATGAAGAAAAGATACAACAAAATTTGGGATAAAGAGAAAGAAGATTGGAAAACTTTCGTAAAAAAAAGCGAAATTGTTTGACAAGATTTTTAAATAATTATAAAATGGTAATAAAATGAATATAGATGAATTCATTAAAGAGACGATAGAAAGAGCAAAAGGGAAAATGATGACGGTATCAGATTCCGAAGATGTGAGGTCTGATAAACGCTTTTATGGAACAATAAAAATTAGTTTTTCGGCAGGAATAGTCAACCCTCGTGTGGAAAAAAAGGACAATCTTCAAATTTTTTATGAATAACTTGAAATCAAAAATGAAACTTTTAAAAGAAGCAAGAACCGTTGTTCCTACGGTTAACCTTAGAATCAAACCGAGTTAGACACTCTCGGTTCGAGTTATAGGAGAGCCCTTCTTGCGGGGTTCTCCAACTTTGTAGTCGGAACTTTAGCAAAAAGAAAGCCGATTAGAGATTGAAAAATCTTTAGTCGGCTTTTTTTATTAAGGAAATAAATGGCAAAAGCGAAAGTAATTGGGATATATAAATATATACAAGATTTAGAGAGAAAAAGTTTTTTAGAAAACGGGCAAGGATTAGCCGATGCTATAAATGATTTACAAATTTGTAAAACCGATAGACAGAAATCAGGGTTTGACAGAAGATACGATATTGGCTACCGCATTCTTACTCACGATTTAGCACACGGAGTAGAAGGAAACCGAAAAGGCAAGGATAGAGTTTTTATTAACTTTACCGAAGAAAATCTATCGCACAAAGCAAGTGAACTCAAAGCAGCTGATGTTCATATATCATTACAAAGTGATGAGGTTTCAATTCCATTTGTGCAAGAATTAGGCGAAGGAACGCTTAATCATACATTTGACTATATTGATACATTACAACGAACATACAGAGCAATAGAAGACCATTACTTCTTTAATTGGGGAGTAGCCTATGTAGGCTGGGATGGTTACGATAAGGGTTCGGGAATGTGGGTTGTAGGTAAACCTTACATAGAAATATGTGAACCAAACTCTATTTATGTTAATCCTGGTATTCACGATGACCTTTACGAAGACATAGACCAAGTATTTCAAGTAACAAAATATTCTACAGAAAGAGCAAAACTATTATATCCCAAAATAGCAGAAAAAATTGTAGAAACACAAATTGAGATTGGTGATGAACAAGAGACAAAAACAAGCAAAGAGCAGATACAAGTAGTTCGTTATCAATACAGAAAAAGTTATGTATTTGAGCAAAGAAAAATAATTAACAACGAAAGGGATGTAGAGGTTGGCGTAACAGATTGGTTGGAAGAGGATTATCAGGAATACTTAGAAAAAAGACTAATAGAATTAAAGCAATCTGGGCAATTTGATATTTTAGTAAAAGACATAAAGAGAATGTTAGCAGACGAGGATTTGAGAAAAGAAATAAAATATCCAGAAGACATAGAGAAAGTTTTTGAAAAAATTGAAATCGCAAAGAACAAAGAAAAATGGGAATTACAACTAATAGATTTAATTGCACAGCAAAGTTTTGAAAATGCGGTTTTTGAAGAAAAGATAATGGCTACAAAGAAGAGGAATGTAGAATATCGTGTATGGTTTGAAGTAATATTTTGTGAGGATTTAGGCATAATACTGCAAGAACCGATTTTGAAAAAACGATGTAGTTATGCTTTCTTTCCTGGTATGCGAGACCCCAAAAGTAGTTATCCTATTAGTCAAGCATACAAAAGTTCAAAGATTCTTGAGATGCACAGTGCTGCATTAACATTACAAATGTTGTGCTTAATAACAATGGGTAAACCACAAGTAGTAATAGAAGAGGGAGCAATTGTAAATGAAGAGCAATTTAGAAAAAGTGGTTATGACCCTTCATTTAAGATAATAGTTGACCCGAACTGGAGAGCAAATCATCCATATCCAGCGAAACCATTTTACTATCTTGACCCTCCTGATTTAAGTGCGGCAATTATGGCGTTAGATAAAAAATTGGAACTATGGATTGAGAAAGCTGATAGGGCACATCCTGTTACGAAAGGCGAACCATCTTATTCAGGTCAAAGCGGAACTGCTATTATGTCATTACAGCAAGCGTCCAAAATGGGGGATAAAACAGACCTCTATAAATTGGGACATTTTTATAAAGTAATTTGTGAAAACTTAAAAGATTTAATTATAGAAATGTTAGATGGAATTCCCTTTAAGATATTACATTTAGATGAAAACGGCAATGAAGTTCTTATGGATATAAACACAAATGATGAGAACTCACTATCAAGAATAGCAGATGATACTTATGTGCAAATTGATATGATGGATAATGTTGAAACGGCAATGAACAAAAATCGTATACTTGCAGATTTTATGTTGAACAGACACCTGATAAGCGATATAGACGCAATAAAAATGATTAAACCGCCTAATATGGATAAAATAATTAAGAATTTAAAAGAACAAGACGAATCACTTCAGCTGATAAGCCTAATGGATGCTAACCCCGAAGTCAAAGAAACGGTTATGAAAATGTTGAGAAATGCACAGGCAAAACAACCAGCGGAACAAAAAGCAAATAAACCAGTCAAAGCAAAACAGCCTTTGCAAGAAGAAGCGATACAATGACGGAATAAAATTTTTCAGTATGCCGAAAGGCACTAAAAAAACAAACAGAGGGGTAGTTTGCTAATCAGTAAAACCCCGAAGGAGAAAAAAATGGCACAGGTAAGTCAAGAAAAGACACCTAAAGTAACTAACACGGACGAAAGTCCAGCAAGTGAAGAGCAAACTTCACAAGAAGACATTAACCTTGTTGAGAAGGTAAAAACCAAGATTGATGATAAAGAAGTTACAATTGGATATAATGAAGATGGAGAAATGTTGGTAGAGGAACTTCCAGAAGGAGTAGAAAACGAAGAGGAATTTCTTGAGAAAGTAAAGAATGATGCAAGAGTTCAGGAATTAGGCAGAACATTAAGCAAATATAAAACAGAAAGAACCCGCCAAAACGAATTACTAAAAGACTATGATACTTTAAAAGAAAAATCAACTTTGCTGGCAGAGAAGGTAGCTAAATACGAAAAGGATTTAGCGGAGAGACAAAAAGAAATTGAACTTCTCAAGGCAAGCAAAGAAAAGGAAGAGTATCTAAAAACGGGAATGAATTACGAAACTGCTTATAATAATAAGTTAATGGAACTGCTTAATGTAAAAACTAAAGATGAAGCTGCAGAACTAATGGGAACGGTGCAATATTTAGACGCCTCTATAAAAGCACAGGCATTTGCACAAGCAGAGGCTTTAAAAACTTCCGTAAAAGCATCACAAGAAGCAATAAGACTTCAAGGTAAGAATATGGAACTATCCGCATTAGTAAAAGCAGATGGTAAATATTCACCAGAGAAAGTAATTGCATTTAGGGATGCACATAACATTTCTCATCTTTCACCAGAAGATGTATATGAATACTACAAACTGAAACACCCTCAACGAGATTTGGCAAAGGAATCTAATTTACGAGAGCAGAAACGCTTATCAAAGATTAGAATTCTAAAGAAAAGTCGGGTATTGCCAAAAGCAACGGGAAGACTTGAAGATTTAACTATGGAAGAAGCTCAAGACTTAATTGAAAATCATCCCGACGATCCCCGAGTTATTGCTTTTAGCAAAAAACAAAATTGGTAATAAGGAGTTATTATGGGATTATCACCAAAAGACCTTAATAAGGTTATTCTAAATAAAAAATTAAGAGATGAATATAGGCAAAAGTTCTTTTTTGCTAATATGATAGGAGATGCAAACTATAATCCTGTTACAAACTTATGGAATATGAGCGAAAGTCCTATTGAGAAATTTACCGACTTCAAATTAGGAGCTACAGGCAATAGTTTAGCAATCACAATGGTGAAAAATCTTTATGGATATGGATTTGATGGTGAATCAACAGTGTTGAGTAATGAAAAAGAAGTTACCTTTGATATAGCAAAAATCTTTATTCATCTTAAACGACACGGAGTTAAAATTCCGAGCAAAGTTCAAGCACAGAAAATAGACTGGATGAACTTGGCAAAGATGTATCAACCAATTTTATCAAGATGGTTGGCAGGCTATCTTAATGCTGATGTTGTGGCTGCGGCACTTGAAGGATATTCACGACATGTAACTAACTCAGAAGCAAATAATGGGCTTGGAGTTACCAAGAAATATCCTAAAAACTTCTGGTTGTGGGACGGAGCAGGTTCAACTTGGACTGCTAATGCTCCAACCTTTAGCCAAACATCTGCAACTTATAAAGCCAGTCTTATAGCCAAAATGGGAACACTTGATACAGCAGATATCTTTAATGCAAAGTTGGTTCAGTCTTTACCAGAAGTTGTAAGTCAATCAAACATACAGCCTTATCAATGGAAAGGAAAAGATGTTTATCCTGTTATTATCAGCACACGACAGGAGAAAACACTTAAAGCAGACTCAGCTTTCTATAATGTAGTAGCACAAGGAATGCCAAGAGGATATGAAAACCCTATGTTTAATAGTGCTTCATTTGTCTGGGGAAAATTCGTATTCTTTGTAGATGATGTAATTACTCGTATTGCATATCATAATTCAGGCGTTTTGGATTTCTTCAATTATAGTGCAGGTGCAGATGATAGGGATAATTATACAGACCCATTAGATAGTCCAATGTATGAACAAGTTCAAATTCCTGGAACTAATCAGCATGTTGATTGTGCTCTTATACTTGGAAAATCTTGTATTGGGTATGCACCATTTTCTGACGCCACATTTGAGGAAGAGGCAACGGATTATAAAATGGTAAAAGGAATGGCAATCGATAAATTTTATGGATTGGCAAGACTTACATTTTATGATAAGGAACTAATGGCTGACAGTGAAGTTATTCCTACATCTCAAGCAGATGACCAACTTGCCGTTATAGGCACTTATGTAGCATAAAGGAGCAACAATGGACTTAACAAAAAAAGAAATACAGCAACTTATGTGTCAGCAAATTGTTCCACTTAAAGTAACAATGGAAGGCACAGGAAGTGCAACAGCAAAACTCTATCCTGGATATAAACTTGTAGTGGTGGCTGATGCCGCACAAGCAAGTAAATATATCAATGTTTCAACACCGATTGGTTTCAAACTTGTTGATGTAAAAACTATTCATCAAGACGCAACCGCTTGCACAGTTCAAGCAAAGAATACCAATGCGGCAATAACTGATGCAATTTCCATAGCTGCAAGTGACAAAGACATTGACAGAGCGGGAGAAATTGACGATGCGGCTTATGAATTTTCTGCAGATGACGATGATTTAAGATTTGCAATTGGCACAGGAGCATTTACGGGAATAATTATTTGTGATATTGTGCCCGTATAATCAATAAAATATGGAGGGCAGAGATAAATTTTCTGCTCTCCATACCTAAGAGGGACAATGAAAATATACACAACATCAACCAATGGAATTTTTGAAATATCAACAAAAAAATTACGAATAGACTTAAGCAACACAAGTAAAGAAAATCCACAAGAAGTTTCTGATGAAATAGGAAAGGCTCTTTTGAATGGTGGAACAGGAGTAATTTTTGAAGTTAAAAATGGAGATACGGAACAAATTAAAAACAAAAGGACAAATGATACCACCAAAGAGATAAAAGTCGCACCAGCGTCAGATATGAAGGGATTAGAAGGCAAGAAACGGAACGAGTTATATAAATTAGCCAGAGAAAAGGGGTATAAAGAAAAATATATTGATTCAAGCAAAGAAGGCCTAATTGAGTTTTTGGAGAAATTATGAAATCAACACATGTAGTAATAGTTAGAAAAGGACAGGAAGAGTTCAAAAAAGTTAAAAAATTATGTAAAAATAAACCTTTTATTGAATGGTATGAAGGTGTTTTTTGTATAATCGGAAATTTTAATGAAGATGACATAAAAGAATTTGAATATTATGATGTCAAAGAAGATTGGCAGACCAAATCAGGTTTTTTTGATAGACCATTATAAGGAGATATTGTGGCAAATTTAGATAAATCAGCAATTGTAACAGATGCAACAATAATAGCAAAATTTTGGACAGATTTATATGATGCTTTAACTGGAGATACTATCTATGATAATGTTAGTTCTTTGATAAGAGGTGTGAAAGTTTATAGAATACAATTAGCTTTTGGTGGTGAGAACGATCCCCAAATTGTCTATACTTACGAGAATACACTTGGTGGCACTGTTGTATGGACAAGGACGGATGTAGGCACATTTATGGGAACTCTTTCAGGTGCATTTCCTCCAGACAAAACACATATTTTGATGCAAATGCAAGGTGAATGGAAAGCCAGACCTGTTATATCGGCAATAGCTGGAAATGTTGTTATCTTTAAGTTAATTGATACCACAACAGGCAACGCAATGGACGATACAGGTCATTATTGTTTTATACAAATTTTAGTATATCCATAATGAAAATATTAGTAAGTGATGTAGAAGAAGCGCACGCAAATGCGTGTAAAAACAAAATAGAAGAGGAATGTCCAACTGCGGAAGTTATAATACGCTGGGATCCCCACGAATCTCTAAATAATAGTGTTGTTTATGCATTATCCCACGATGTTGACATTATTTCAAGAAGCACGACTGGACTTTCAGACGCAAGAAATGAAAACGAGGGAGACAATGCTTGGGCTGGGCTTAATCCAAATAGTAAAATTGGATTAGCAGTAATAGGAACGGATAAAATAAATTGGAGAGTTGGTATAGTCCACGCTCTTGGCTCTAATTCTCATATAAGAGATACCGACCCGTCAAGATTGGATATTATTTGTGCGGTAAGTGGGGGAGATGGTTCTGGAAATTGTGTTGCTTCTTACGGACCAGGGTTAGAATTTTTTTGTGATGAAGAGACTACGCAAAGTTATTCAACGGCAAGAATAGCTGGAATTATAGGTCAACTTATGATAGACCATCCGACTTGGAATTTTCACGATGCACGGCAGGCATTGAGACAAACGGCAAGTTTTTATAATACTGGCTGGGTTGAGGATGGGGGTTACGGAGCAGTTGATAAAGTTTCAGCAAATACAGTAGAAAATTTAGCATTAAGCTCTCCAACAAGAAAAGAAATAACCATAATTCCAATTTCAAGAAAAGTGCAATTAAATTGGAAAAATCAAGAACAATCAGCATTTTCCAAAACCGTAATTGCAAAATTTAATACAGAACCGAATAGAGATGATATACCAACAGAAGAAGAGATTATTTATGAGGGGGTTGGAGAAAACTATGATTATGAGTATGGTTCATCTTTCGGAACTTTTTGGTTAGTGTTCTTTACACAAGGCAGTTATTCATTGATTGAGAGCTTTGATAAATACCAAAGAGAGTTTACTTCTTATGAAAATCAAAGATTATTAAATGGAGCATTACAAAGTCCTTTGATAGGAGGTTTATCATAAACGAAATTGACACATATTATTTAGATTTGTTACCTGACCGTATTCCCTTTTTGGTTCAATGTAGAAATGAAACGGGAGCAAAAGCAAATCCGTCTGCAATAAGTATCTTGATTTACGAAGAAGACAATTCTGAATTTTCATCTTCGGAGATATTTCCCGAAAGCAATGCCTCCAAGATTGGGTTAGCAAAGATAGGAATAGATAAAATTTATGCTTATGGAATTATCAAAACAAATAATAAGATTGGCTTATATAATTTATTAATTCCAAAATTATTATTTAGTGCAAATAAACAATATAGGGTTTTGTGGGAAGTTACAGTAAACGGTAGAGAAACTACAAAAGAGGAACAATTTTTAATGTGTAACAGTTCAAATTTTTATGGATAATTATGAAGAACTTATATCTTGATTTACAGCCAGACTACATACCGTTTGTAGTGCAATGCACCAAAGCTGCAGGGGATAAAATTGACCCGAGTGCGAGTAGTTTAATTATTTATGAAGAGAATGGTGGAGACACTGATTTTTCAAGTTCACAAATTACAGGTAGTCCTTTTACTATATCAAAGATAAATTCAAAGACGGGATTATACGGCGTATTAATTCCAAAATCTTCTTTTACTGCTGGAAAATACTATTTATGTTTATGGGAACTAACGGTAGATGATATAGCAACCGCGGGTCAGGAATTATATTTTTGTTGTAATGCGGAAAGTTTTAAAAATTATTCTGCTGGAGCGTATAAAAAAACATATACCGTAAATGATACTGACGGAAATCCATTATTAGGGGTAAGAGTAGATGTAACAACAGATGAGGCAGGCGAAACAAAGATAGCATCGGGAGTAACGGATAGTGCAGGGGAAGTTACATTTTACTTACCCGCGGGCACAGTTTATATGTGGCGATATAAAAGGGGTTATACTTTTGATAACCCAGACACAGAGGTGGTAGAATGAGTGATTGGACAGGAACAGGAACAAAAATAAGTCCTGCACGACACACCTTCAAAGACCTAATTAACAAAGTGCAACTTGAGGAAGCAAAAATTTCCGTAGAAACCATAAGGGAATACTTTGAAAACTTTGTAATGGAAATAGGGTTAGAATTAAGAAAAATAGAGGAACGAACAATAGATGTTTCGGCAACAGATAATTTTTCTTTACCTGCTGATGTAATTTCAGTTTATGAAACATATTTAGATAATGTATTGGTAGAACCGATGAGTTGGGAAGACTATAAAACTGGAACATATTCTTCAAACAAATACTGTTATATTGATAATGCAGACAGAAAAATATACTTTCCAAATGATTTAGATGGCACAGAAGAACTAAAAATATTAGCAACAGTATCTATTGATTCGGTAGACGAGATAGATTCAACAACCGAGTTAGATATACCGAATCATTATTTTTTATTAGCGGTTTACTATATTCTAAAGGAGGTTTTTCATACCAGCAAATTTTTCAATGAAAGTGAGATAGTAAGATTTGAGAGAAAATATAATAATTTATTAATCAAAATCAAGGCGAATCCTGTGGATATTAAACGAAAATCAACAATGGAGCAATTAGACGGATATAATTTAGAATATACTTAACGAGGAATACTATGGAATTTAAAATGAAAACAGCAGTGCAAAAAATATGTGAAAAAGTTGGAGACACAGAATATAAAACCTATTGCACAAATACCGCGGTCTCTGGGTATGACGGAAGGGCAAAATCGGCTTTTTGGGAAAGTGTATTTGCAATTATTTCAGATATGTATAAAGATAAAACAAGAAATGAAGAAACCGAAGGAGAAAGTGCAAGCATAAGCAATATTTTTTCACAAGAGGACATTAGGGGTTTAATTACCATAGAGGAAAACATACCATTATCAAAAATAACAGGAAAATTATCTTATTCATCTTTAACAGAAACACTATACAAAATAATAGATATATTTCCTAATCCTGATAATTCTAATCAGTTAGCAATGTTTTTGAAAAAAATAAATATAGATTATTTTAAGGGAATAAAAGGCAAAGATTTAGTGCCTGATGATACACTATATTGGTATCCTGTTGGAGACGGAATAATTTTTTATCCTAGAGGAAACATATCCGATACAGATAATCAGGTTAGTATAATGTTTATAAAAGATATTGATGTTTCAGAATGGGACTATGGAGCAACTCCAAGCGGGGACGAAAAAGATTTAACAGATTTATTTTCTGTCGCTTTTATTTACAAAGCAATAGAATTGGCAGCACAAAAGATAGAAAGCGAAAAAGAAAAAATATAAAAAGGAGAGATTATGGCATTGGTATCATTTAAGACTATAAAAGACTTGATTTTACAGGTTTTACCTGAAAGCAAGTTTTCATTGGGGTTGATTTATGATGGTATTAACAGAAGCATCAGGACATTAAGTTCGGAGGGCAGTTTAAACGACTTAATGCCTGAAAGAAGGGAAACCATGACAGTAAGTTCTGATGGAGAATTTAATCTTTCAGATTTAACTTATCAGCATTTAAGAACAGAAAAAGTATATGACCCAAGCGGAAATGAATGTTTAAGAAGAGGAAGAGAGGCATTTAAAACTGGCTTTGTTGCACAAGGAGATTTAATATACGCACAAGAAGGCGGAAAAATTTATGTCAATCCAGAGACCGATGAATACGATTACGAAATAGTTTATCGTTCATTTTTACCAAGATTTACTTCTTTCGGAGCATCTGGGGAAGGAACTACTATAAACATCAACAAGTATTTTATTAACGCAATCAAAAATCTAACCATAGCAAATTTATCTCAAGCAAAAAACTATGGAATTGAGAACAAAATACCCCAAACTTACCAAGACAAGTATTTTAAAAATCTTGTCAAATTACAAAGTATAGCAAAGGGTAAGAAGGAAGAGGAGTTATAATGGCAGTTACATTCAAAGATTTACTGGAAGAGGTTTATCAAGTTCTTCCAAGCACGGGCGAGAAAGGAATTGCACCAAAAGCGGTTTATGATGCCATAAATGGAGCAATTGATGAATTAAGTGCCGAAAGTGGTATTAAAAACCTTATGCCAGAACGAACAGAATACATTGAAATTGATGCTAATAATGAATATGCTTTATCTAATTTAGACTACCAACACATAAAAACAGAGCATATAAGAAATGAAAAAGGCAACAGGTGTGATAGAAAATCAAGGGAATTTCTTAAAACAATATCTTCGCCTGGAGAAAAGAAATATGCACAGGAAAGCGAAATAATTACAGTAAGTCCTGCAGCTCCAACCACACAAGCATCAATAATCTTTAGCGAAACAGGTAATACCCTAACAGATGAAACACAACATTTTTTAACCGATGGTTTTGCTGTTGGTCAAAAAATATATGTTTCGGGTGCATCAAACGAAGGAAATAATGGAATTAAGACCATAATAGATGTTAGTGATATTGTAATAGCGGTAGAAGAAAGTATTGTCAGCGAAGGTCCTACGGCCGTTACAATAGGCCTTGCCTATGAAATAGTTTATCGACACGCATTACCCACATTTTCAAGTTTTGATGGTGCATCGGAAATTGATATAGACGAATATTTTGTTCCAGCCATTGTTCATTTAACCATTGCAAACATAGCACAAGCAAAGGGTTATGGTGCAGAAACGGGTATATCCGATAGATATTTTGCTATATACAACAAGGATGTAGAAGGTTTAGTCAACATAATGACCAAAAAGAAGCAAGTGCAGTTATAATTTAAGATGAGTTTAGAAAGAAAACTAATCAGCTTTGACGGCGGAATGCGTGATGTTCCCGATACGAAACCGCTCAATTGTCCTGATAAAATCGTCAATTATGAGCAGTTACAAAAGGGTATACTGGAAAAACGCCGAGAGCCGATAACATTTGAAACTTCATTTGATAGTGCGGTTAGACAGACTTTTAATGTAGAGGGAATACCACCGGGAAATATAATTGAATATGCACCCGAGCCTTTTTATCCTGCAAACTTACCTTCAGATATAGCAGAAGGATACGATTATTTAATTCCTGTTTATGGGTATACGGGAACTGATTATAAATTATATTTATTTTATAAAAATGATTTAGGCTATTGGGTTCACAAAACCCCTGATGGTGATGATTTGTTAAAGGGTATTTACGATGATGGAGTAGTATTTACAAGTGATTCTAAACTTCGTTTTTCTTACGATAAAAATTTGCTTTACATAGTTGATGATGTTAATAATTTATTCTTTATTACAACCGACAATAACGGTAATGTAGTAAGTGCAAAATGTGGTATTCCAGCACCGAAATCCATACCGATAATTACAGCAATGGATGGATGGGAAGACAAATATTTTGAGGAAGATAATATAGGTGATAGTCTTGGCGATATAGGTTTAGTTAGAGTATTATACAGTTGTGCAACCAAAGAAGGATACAAAAGCAATCCTTCCCCTGCATCTGAATTTACAGACTTTCAATGGATTAAATTAGATGCTGGCAGTCAAGATAGATGGCTAAAGAAATTCCAGGTAACTAATGTAAAAGTTCCTGATGGTATTAACGATTATATCAAAGACGAATTAAAATACTTTGATTTCTATTTTGAAATATTTCTATATTCAGAAGGATTAGATACCAAAAATTTTGAATTTAGTTGTAGAAGAGATATATTTGATAAAAACGATGCAAACTCATATACAATAGCAATTCCTGCAAGTCCAGCCATTCTGGCAGATTGGGAAAACGATATAGCTCCAGTAGCAAAAGACTTAGTGGCTTTTGATGGTAAGGTGGTATTAGCACAAGTAAAAGACAAACTAAAATTTCCATTTGAATTTGACAATATATGGAGAATAAAATTGCTTAATCCAAACAATTTTACTTCTGTGGACGGTCCCGTGAGAATTAGATTATATGATAAAGATGCAACCCCAGACCACGATAACGGTATTTATCCTATTGAGAATTTTAATGTAAGTTATTATTGTAATGATACCAATATATTACATACATCAGAAATAAGAATTTATGATACAGACCTGACAACACCGATTATGGTAGATTATATCTCTGGGATGTCCAAAACAACAGGAGACAATCAATATATTGATTTATTTATAGCAATACCACAATTACAGGCAAACCAATCTCATACATTATATCTATGTTTTGATGGAGAAGGAGTCTCTACAGAATATAATACACTTGCGTATGGTAAATTTTACTCATCCCTTATTGATTTATGGAGTGACCAGAAAGTATTCAAACCAAGAAAAGTTACAGATGAAAACTGTTTAATTTGTAGTCCGATGGATGAAAAAGACTGGGCAGAAGATGAAGTAGTTCCCAATAAAGCAAACAAATATACCGATGGAGATAATTACGCAACAGCATTGATGCAATGGTCTACAAACAAAATAGCAATTTTAGGAATTACATCATCGGGTGACTTAAACGATTGGAACAGACGGCTTGGGGAAAGTTGTCTATTCATTAAAGCAGGACAAGAAAGTTCTGTTGTTTGGAAAATGGACGGAACTGAAGATTATCCAGAAGAAAGTATTCCCGAAAAATTTTACATGCACGGATTTTTGGGTGCTTATACCCAATTTGATGAAAATGATGTTTTTTTTGGTATTTATGATAATAATTACGATAAATTTGTAAGATTATCTGCAGATTCTAATCATAAACTTATAGTTCAAGTAAATTGGGATGGTGTGTCGGGGAATACATTAGATTTTGATACAGGCATTACTTTGCCAGGGGGAACACACTATAAAATATTTTTTATGGGATTATCGGTAAATTTTGATAGTATGAAAGTATTTGTAAAATATAGATATTTTTATTATGATAGCATTTCAGGCAATTATTCATTAATTGATACTTCAATTGCAGAAATTGACATATCAACAGCAGAAAAAGTCGAGGCGTCTAAATCTATTGTGGTAATGTCTGGAATGACTGGTAATCATATACAAAAATGCGACCAATTTGTTTATAAAAAAAATGATTATCTTAATAACGATGATACCTGGAAAAATATAGCCAATTTTATGCCAGCATTTGATAATATGATTGGATACAAATATTCAGATAATTCTCATAATAACAACATAACATTTGAAAAAGTAGATAACTCATTAAAAGCAAAGAACATATTACGATGGTCTAAAAAGGGGGGATTTGCATTTCCAGATACTTATTATAAATCAGGAATACCATCACCGATTGTAAGGATAGTTAGGTCTTTATCAACGCTTGCCTTACAATCCCAGAATATTATCAAGATATATTTACGCAATGGACTTTATAAGTTTATAGCAAGTGGAGACCCTTCTACTTGGGCAAATTTATCTAATAATCTAATTCAACAAAATCCACGATTGGGACTATTACAATCTGATGCTTTAGCAATAACCCCATTTGGAGAATTCCATCTTTCAGAAACAGGCATAGTTCAGTGGTTGGGAGATACCTTAAAAATTGTAACAAATATTAGAGATGAAAGCGGAGAATACCCCATTATAAATATTCCGTTAGATAAAGTATATATAATGTTTTATTGCCCACTGCGGAATCAATTGTTCATTCAAGAAAAATACGAGGAAAAATTCCTTGTTACTGAGACTGGTAAATATATTGTTACAGAAGACGGCAAAAAGATTGCCTTACAATTATAGGAAGGATTATGAAAAAAATAATATCAATTTTACTTATTTCATTTTTACTAATCTTTTTTATAGCACGAGAAAAACAGACCGATTATTTATTTGCTGCTGATACAACAATTACAATAATGGAATTACAAGAATTAGAAACTATGGACACTAATGATTATCTAATTGTAGTTGATACATCTGCTAATATTACCAAAAGAATATCGGCAAACGGTGCGGTGGTAGTATTTTTAAAAGGCAAGACTGTTGATAGTTTAAATATTGTAGAATTAGTTATTGATACTTTATCTGGATGGGCAACTTCACCAATTACGGTTCTTGATACTTTGAATGTAACAGGTCAAGTTAATGCAACTTATTTAAAAGGTGATAGCACATATACGCCGATTATTGTCATTGATACAATAAAAAGCAATGCAAAAATTACTGGACATTTAGATATTCCTACAGATAGTTTAAAAATTAACGGTATAAATATAACCAAAACAGCAACAGAAATAAATAATACTGTTGATAGTATATCTGTTCTTTCTGCAAGGTCATTATCAAACAAAGACACAATAGACACATATATTGACGGAATAACTTATTCAAAAGATTTATATAATACGGGTGTTACGGCTAATGAATTTGATGTTTTAGATGGTATTACCGCAAAAACGGGTGAATTAAATATTTTAGATGGAACTACAGCGGTTACAGCAGACCTTGATAAAATGCACAATGTAACTTCAACGGCAGACGAATTAAACAAACTTGATGGAACTACGGCAATCACAACAGATTTTGACAAGTTACATAATATAACTGCAACTGCATCAGAAATAAATAAATGTGATGGTATATCTGCAACTGCATATCAAACCGTTATGGAAATGGTAACTTTTAAAGAAAGCAATGGAGCAGGAACTTATACTGGAACAATTACCGTTCCTGCACATTCAATTGTTTTGGATGTTGTTTGGAAAAATGTTAAATTATGGACTGCTTCAACTTCAGCGACTTTGAATGTAGGAGATGCTGATGATACAGATGGTTATTTTGCGAGTGTAGATTTAAAAACAGAACCTGCAGAGGCTACTTCCACAAGTCCAGTAAGTTGGTCATCTTTTCAATCGGATGCAGGCGGAAAAGCAGGTGCTTATGCGGGCTTACAAAAATATTCTACATCTGCACAAACAATAACAGCAACCGTAGTAACTGTTGGAAGCACAGGGGAAGTTGGAGAGTCCTATTTATTTGTAATATATTCTACACCAACAGCGGTAGAGGCTACAAAAGAATAAATTATGGCAAAGAAAACATATGTCCTTGACTTATCATCAATGAAATGGGTCAAATTTTCGGGTTTGGATATTATTTCAAATTGTATATTATCGGGTGGAACGACGGTTAAAAATGTAAATTTGTTTTTAGATAGTCAGGGTAACACAAAAAAGTATCCTGATGATGAGAATGCGGAGAGAACTTCTGAATATACAAGTATTGAAAAAAAGATAGAAACCTACTATTCGACCTTCAGAAACATCAGCATAGACCACATTGATAAGTTGGAAGACGGCAACACCGCAACTGTTACAGCAACTATCAAAAACAAAACGAGAAATTTTGACAAAGTGAACAACATAACAGTAACGGCTAATGATAATGTAAATAAAAGACACGGGTTAAAAATGGGAAGTTACGGTGAAGTCATAGATATTAAATTAGAAAATTTTGATAAAGTTAGAAATGTATTATTGACATTAAATAGTCACAAAACAAGGAAATAGTATGTCAACAATAGATGCACAGCGAAGGTATTTAGAAAGATTAAAAAAGCGAAGGGCAGACCCATTTTATCAACAACAGGCAGAGTGGCTTGTTAGACGGCAAGCACCTGAATTTAGAGAAATGGGTCAGCAATACAGAGAATATTTAGAAAGAGAAGGAGCATCAGAATCAGCAAAAGCACAAGCACTTATTGGACAACAGCAAAAATGGGCTGAAATAGTATCGGGAGCAGTAGAACCAGCAAGACTAAAAGAAGAGCAAAGACGCAAGGCTTTAGAGGAACGGATAGAAGAGGGCGAATATAGAATTGACTTAATGGAAGAACAAGAAAAAGAACAGGAAGAGGCAAGGAAAAGAAACTTTTGGAAAAATTTATTAAAAGGCATAGGCACAGTAGCGGGAGTTGGTGCATCACTTGCAATTCCTGGGCTGGGTGCAGGAATGGGTGCAGCGATAGGTGAACTTACGGGCAGTGTTGCAGGCGAGATAGGATATGGAGAAAAATACTTTGAACCAGCGGGCATTATTCAAGGTCTTAGTGATGTTGCGATGGAAGTTGCTACGGAAACAGATTTGAAATCAGAAGAAAAGAGAGCAACTTTTTTAAGTCAATTAAGTTCTTCTTCTTCATTTATAACGGAAGCAAAAAATTGGAATCCTGTGCAATTACTTGCTTTTGAAAATGATGTTACCAATTTACCGTATTCTGACTTAGTAAAAAAATATGGTATGTATATTCAAAAAGATATTGCTCCGATTATGGAAGGTATCTCTCAAACAATACCACGAGGAATTTATTAAAGGGGGCAATTATTATGGCTGATACAATAGCTGGAACAATTAGGGAATGGGAATTAAGACGAAAGGAAAGACGAAAACAGCAATATGCACCCTATTTTAAAGGCATACAGATGTTAATTGAGGGAGAGAAAAAGAAAAAGCAGGATTTGGCAACCTATAATGCTATAAATGAACAAATAAAATTGTGGTATCCCGACTGGATACCGCCTATGACTTTTGAAGAAGCAAGTAAAATTGGAATGAATCTTTATCAACAGAAAGTAAAAGCATACCAAGAAGCAGAACAATTAAAAACAGAAGCAGAATCTTTGGGAATTCCAACAGAAACAATTACAGCAGAAGGAGTTTCAGAACAAGTTCCATTCGGAGAATTAGCATTACAAATTAAACAAAAACCAGCAGAATTAAAAGCTGTTGAAAAAGAAAAAATCATTGAAGAAAAGAATAAATTTGTTAAAGATGTAAGAGCAAAAAAATATACGATAGATGAGATTTGGGATAAAGGAAAACAATTAGGATTAACAACGGATTATATTAAACAACTTTCAACCGATGCTATAGATTACACAGATGAGAAGGAAAAAGAAAAGGAAGAAAAAGAAAAAATAACGCAAGCAGAGAGAACAAGAAAAAAAACAGATTTAAAATCATATCTTAATTTATTGGATAAGGACAGGAAAGTAATAACCCACAATCTAATTGAAGATTATTTAGAAATGGTAGATAAAAATCCTGATTTATATCCCAATCTTAAAAAAATGATAAATGACTTTGTTCAAAAGGTTGATTTGCCCCCACTAACAGATTTACAAGCAATTGCACAACAGATTAAAGAAAGAACGGGAGAAACGACAACATTTATGTTGGCAGATACAGAAGCGGCAAGAAGGCAGAAAATATTTAAAGCAATAGAAGGTTATTTAGATAAAATTTATGGAAAACAATTAGAACCCAGAGATTATTTTGAAGGTTTAGAAACTGAAGATTGGTGGAATCAATGAGATGGCAAGAAGTAATTAAAGACCCACGATATATTAATGCTTTACCAGAGCAACAAAAACTAATAAAGCAAGATTGGTTTAAGAAAAATATAGAAACCGACCCAAGATATAAACCAGAATTAAGAGATAAATTATGGTATAGAGTATTTAATGAACCAGAAATAAGATCTGATGTTACCATAGCAAAATCTGAATTGGCAAAACTACCTTTAAAATCATTAGAAATAAGTCATCCAAAGCCAGGAGTAATACATAAAGAAGAATTAACTCCATATGAAATCAAACAAAGACAAGGAGAAAATCAAAAATTATTAAATGAATGGTATGAAAAATATGGCAAAGCATTAACAAAAGAAGAATTAGCAAATATGGGTATTGAGATAACAAAACAAGTTGTAAACTCTTACAAACCAATGAAAACGGGAGAAAAATTAACAAAACTGCCAGAACATAAAATAGGATTATATCAAGCTCCGCCAGAACCAAAACCAACAATATTCCAAAAAATAATTAAACCTTTTATAAAAAAACCAAAAGAAATAAGACAAAGAACATCTAATATTTATAGCATTAAAAAGATGCTTGATAAGGAATACTATAAATCATTGGCAAAGCAATTAAAAGTTGATGAAGATTATGTAAAAGAAAATATTGGAAGTCTTTCAAGGCAATTTCAAATACCTGTTGAATCATTAAGTTATGAACAAATAGAAAAAAATTATGACTTAATTACACAACAACTTAATCTTCGCAATATGCCTACTAATAAAGAAATGATAGGCATAATGTTTAAAGCAGGTATTACTGCTGGTTTAATTACCAACCCTTTAGCAACCCTATTAAGTGTTAGTGAATTTATGGCTCTATCAGAAGCCGAAAGCTTTATTATATCAAAAATAAAGAAAGAACCCTATAAAATATTACAAATGAAAGGATTGTCAGAATTATTACCCAAAGAGGCAACCCAAGTAACAAAAGATGTAGTTGATATTATAGATATTTTATGGAAAGCAAAAGCAATAAGAACAGCATACAAAAAAGCACCAGAATTAATTGAAAAATTTACTAAAGACATAACAATAAAATATAATTTTCCCCGAAAGATATATATTGAACCAAATAAAATTCGTTCAATGTTTATTAGGGGTAAAAAAATTAGTCCACAAGAAGCAAGTTTAGTAAAAGAATTAGGATTAACAAGTAAAGAATATAAACTTGCCCTAAAACAAGGAATATCAATTGAAGTTCCTATTGAAAAAGTTGTCAAAATAGCTGACAAACCATATTGGGCTAAAGTCAAAAGTTTATTTAATGTAAAACCTAAAACAGAAACTAAAATATTTAGACCTGAAAAAGTAGTTGCATATCCTAAAGCAAGATTACCAGAAAAAGCAATTTCAATAGAAAAAGAACCAACTCCATTTGCAGAAAAACCCACATTAGAAGCAGGAGTAGAATTAAAGCCAAAATTAAAGGGAACAGAACTAACAAACAAATTCAAAGCAATTTCAACCCGATTAAGAGTATTAGATAACATAATAAAGCAAGGGAATATATCAAAAGCACAAGGAATATTAGACAGATACCACACAGCCAAAGCAGACGGATATTTTGATGATTTACCAGAAGACAAAATAAAAGAAATAGAAAACAAAGTTTCAGTATTAGAAAATAAATTAGGCAAGAAATTAGAGCCTACAGCGAAAGAAGGAATTGGCAAAATTCCACAAACAGAAGCAGAATTAATAAAAAAAGGATATAAACTTTATACTGAATACGATGTGGGAAAAGGACATTACAAAATATATAAAAAAGGACATATTTTTGCGACAGTAAATCCTGAAGACCAAATTGGTGCAATAAAAAAGAAAGCAATTGAATCTATAGATAAAGCCAAAGAATCTTTTATAAATAAATTTAGGGGTTCACACTTACAAGATGAATTTATTAATTCAATCGTAAACAATTATACAGATATAAGAGAAATAGGAACGAAAAAACAAGCATTAAGAGAAATTGAAAATCAGATTGATTGGTTTATATATGAATCTACCAAATATGCAACTAAAAAACCAGAAGGAACACCTGAAAACTATAGTTGGTTTACAGAAAAAGGAGATATACCAAAAATTTTTGATTCAGCAAAAGATGCTGCTGCTATTAGTTTTAAACAAGGATTAATAAAAAGGGTTCAAGAAACATTTGACAAATATTTTAAAGAACCAAAATTAGAGACTACAGCGAAAGAAAAGATTGAGCCTACTACTATCACCACCGAAGAGGTAAAAGTTGCACCACGACCAGAACGGGTAGATTTAAAAGCCGACTTAGACAAAAGAATGGATAGTATAGTTGCCAAATTAGACGAAAAGAGCGGAGAATTTAATTTATCCGAAGCCAAGAAAGAAATAACAGATTTAGAAACGAATAAAGCAAAATTAACAGAAGGATTAAGCGAAACAGATAAAGCGGGAATAGATAGATTTATAGAAGATGCGAAAGCAGAATGGAGTAAAACCAAAGAAGCAGAAATTGAAAAGCCGAAACTTAAAACTGATATGGATAAGGCAGTTGCGGAAACAGAAAAAATATTTGATAAAATAAACAAAGAATATTATATGCCTGCGGGAGAACTATCGGCAGGAACAGAACATGTTAGAGAAACCAAAATTAAAACAGCAATTACAAGGATAGCCAAAAAATATAAAGTTGATAGAGACGAATTAGAGAATAAAGTATTATGGAAATATGCTGGGAAAAGACTTGAAAAAGAAAGAAAACCGATGACTGAAGCAGAGTTAAAAGAAAGGGGAATAGAACTGAAGCCTTCCGTTAAAAAAGAAGTAGAAAATAAAAATATAATATTAAAACCAGATAATACTCCATATGCATCATTGAAAGATGCCAATGTTAAAAGAAAAGAATTAGCAGATTTGACTGGTGATATATATATAATAATTAAATACAAAAACGGATTTGCAATTAAACATCGTCCAAGAGATATAAATTGGGAAAAAGGTTTTAACAAATACTATAAGAAGGACGAATTTCCAGAAGATAAAGAACTTTGGGAAGACTTCAAACAATTTTCAAAAGAAGAATATAAGAAAAATCCTTATATAGATGAACATTATGAAGTTTGGTTAAGGACAAGTGAGTTGGTAAGAAAAAAAGATTTGGAAGAATATGTAAAGCCTGCTATCAAAAAAGAGGAAACAGAAAAAGAAGTATGGAAAATAACAAGAGATGAGTATATTGAAAAAAGATACAAACCAAAATTAAAATCGGCAATAGCGGGGAGTAGAACTCAATTAGGTAAACTTCACAAATATGAAGTAGAAAAAGCACTCAAAGAAGGTAAAGAGGTTTATAAGGGCTGGGAAAAGGATTACCCTGACTTAGCCGAGAAGTATAAAGCAAAAGAGAAACCATCCGTTGCACCGAAGGAAATCCCCAAAGAATTAGAGCCATTGACAAAAGAGGCAAGAAAGTATAAGAGTGCAGAGGAATGGAAAAGGGCATTTTATAATAAACTTGAAGAAAACAAAATGTCAATTCAGGGATGGGATTGGAATAAACCAACGGGTGTTATAAGATATTTAGTTGGCTTTCCATTTGAAAAGGGAGCTATAAAAACTAAGTATGAAGTTACAATTGATAAACCTGTAAGCCAAAAAAGTTTTAAATTATCAATAAGAAAAAAAGGAAAGTTTTTGTCTGATTTTGATTTGAAAAATATAAACTTGGATTTAAAAGATTATTTTGACAAACAACTTTTTGAAGGAAAGGAAGCTGTTTATTCAAGTTTAGAAGGTGCTTTAAATAAAGTTAAAAAAATATTTCCCTCAGCAAAAGAAAAACCATTAGAACTTTTTAACATTACAAATCCCACCGACTTCTACAACCAAGCAATTAAGGAAGCAAAGCCAGAAAAAGTTGTTGAGAAACCGAAGTCAGAGGTTGCACCAAAGGAAATAGCGGAAGGATTAGAGACATTAAAAGAAGAGGCAAAGAAATATAAAACTGCAGATGAATTTGTAGAAGCACAAGCAATTAAAAAGAAACTTATTTCACAGGGAATAAAAGTTAATTCAGATGATACGGTTACACTTTACCACGCAACATCGCCAGAAAATATGGCAAAGATAAATAAGGAAGGACTATTTCGTGGCAGAGGAACTGCAACTGGTGGTATGACAGGATTAGATTTGAAACCTTCTGTATTTTTAGGAACAAGCAAAAAATGGGTTAAAGATACTTGGGGTGTTGGTAAAGAAATTATGGAAATCAAAGTTCCAGTTAAAGATATAAGACAACCAGCACAAAACACATTAGAGGTTTATATTGAGGGCAATTTAAAGCGTGATAAAGATGGAATTTGGAGACCAACGCAAAAACCAAGAAGCACATTTTACGATAGACTTGCTAAAAGAGATGTAAATCAGCAACAACTCAAAGACATTTGGCAACAGGCACAGAAAGAAAAACCAAAAGAAGTTGCCGTAAAACCAAAACTGGAGATTACACCAAAAGAAATAATAAAAGAGCCAGAAACCGAGCCAAAAGAAACCCTGAAAGGAACTCCAAAGGAATTAGAGGCATTAAAAGAAAAAGCAAAGAAGGTAAATGAGATAAATTTTAGCAGATTTGTAAAAACTTATGAATTTCAAAAAAGAATGAAATCCGCACAAGATTTACAAAAGGAAGCAAAAGGATGGACGCCAGGCGGAAGGATTACAATAAATTCCGATGGTAGCATAACTGTTTATCACGGAACAAGTATAGCAAGTGCGGATAATATATTAAAAACAGGAAAAATTGCAGGTTATATTACTTTTTCTCATTCAAAAACAAGAACATTACAGGGAGATGAAGGGGCTGAATGGTATGCAAAAGTTAAAAGAAAAAATGGTAAAGTTATAAAATTGTCAGTTGACCCAAGAGATGTTTCAATAAACGGAGCTGGTGAAATTGATGTTGAAGATGGACTAATCAGACAACCAAACGGAATATGGACATCACCAAAAAGAAAAAATATATCCAATATTCTTAAAACAGAAAAAGACATAAAATCTTTCTGGCAACAAGCACAGAAAGAAAAACCAAAAGAAATACCGAAAGAATTAGAATTAGAAAATGATATTGAAAAAGCAATTGATAGAATTGAAGAATTAGATATTAGGAAAAAGAAATATCAAGACGAAGTGGACAGAATACAGAAGATTCAACCAGTTGGTCAACCATATCCATCTTTTGAAAAAGCGTTAGACAATGCAATTAAAATATCAAAACAACAATCAGATATATGGAATAAGATAAGAAATAGGGTTGTTAAGGGAACAGGCAGAACATTATGGCAAATTGCAATTCAACAGAAATTACCGGTTAATAAATATGGCACTGAAAAGCATTTAGATTTTGGTGGCAAAGAGATTAGAAAAGCAATTAAATCCTTCTGGCAACAGACACAGAAAGAAAAACCAATTGGCAAGGTTGGAGAAATAACTGACTACGAAAAACTATCAAAATTAGGTAAGCAAGTTTACAGATTGGCAGTTTTATCAAAAACGGGTGGAGAATTTATAAATAATTTAAAAGCAAAAAAAATAGCGATAGAGACTGCAAAAAAAGAAGTAGGCACTAAAAGTTTAGGAACTTGGCAAGAAAAAATAAAAAAAATAGAGTTAGCAAAAGCACATAAAATTACAAAAGCAAAGGAAGAAATAGAAGTAGAGAAAAGAGGAAAATATAAAGATGTTACAGAAAAAATTCTGGGGGAAAAAACAAAAATTTACTCTTTATCAGAAGCACACGACATAATAGCAAGGCATAACGCACAACTCCGAAAAGGTCAAACGCCTGCATTATCTAACGAGCAAGTAGAGAACATACTAATAAATGCCTACAGAAAAGCAAACAAAATACCAACTACTTATGAATTTACAAAAGACATAAATAAAATATACTATAACAGGAAAACAGGCAAAAGTGATTTAAGTTTACAAGAGAGAAGGAAAAAGTATAAAGAATATTTTAAATCAGAAATAGGTAAAATTCCCAAAGAGGGAGATAAAATAAGTATTGATAAAACTTTTGTTATAGAGAACACGCAAGGAAAGAAAATCAAAATAGCAAAGGGTGAGGAATATATGATATATCCGCATCCCACAGATGCAGCAAAGTCAATTATGCAAGATGGTAATCAAGTAACTATTTGGGAGGGTGATTTAGAAGATATTGCAAAAAACATTACAATTTTAAGAGAAGGAAAAATTAAGGCGGGTGGTAAGATACATAAATACATATTTGAAACAGAACCTAAACAATATCAAATTATAGATAAGCCAAATAAAAGAGGACAAAATATAGAAGAAATGTTTGTTGGAATACCTTTTTATAAAGCATTAGATATTCCTATTGTGATAAGAGGAACAAAATTTAAATTTTTGGATGCATTGGGAAGTGAAATAAAAAGATATTATGGATTAACAAAAGAGACAAGAAGAGAATTAGTAAAATTAAGTGGATATATTGAATTGAACAAAGAAAATATATCAAAATATTTAGCAAAAGAATTTCCTATTGAGCCAGAAGAAGCAGAGCAATTAACAAAACATCAAGAACAACCATTGAAATATAAAATTTCAAATAAATTAAAACCATATGCAAAAAAGGTTGAAACTTTATTAAATTTAACTAAAAAAGAAATGGCAAAAAGAAAATTGTTAAATGAGTTTTTTCCACAATCATTTATCAAAAGGGCTAATAAAGAGATAATAAAAGAACAAGAAATTATATCAAATTTAGTTAGAGAAGACGCAATAACAAGGCATCAAAATAAAATAAAAGAATTAAAAGAATATGTAGAATTTTTAAAAGATTTAAGATATGTTCCTCATTTGTATATTGCAGAACAAGAGATAGAAAGAATGGTCTTAAAATTGCTTCCTGAAAATAGATTGACCGCAAGATTTAGGTCATCTGTTTCAAAATTGAAGGGAAGAAAAATTGATACAATTGATAAAGCCGAATCATTGGGCTTATTGCCAGAAAAAGATATTAGAATGTTGTTAGCATCTCATTTAGAGTATGTGTTTAGAAAATGTGCTATATACGATACAATAGAAAATTTAAAAAAGAATAAATCCGTAATAATGAAGGAAAAAGAAGCGCCATCTAATTGGGAAAGAACTGCAATATTACAGTTAAAAGATTATAGGATACATCCTTTATTATTAAGGGCAATAGAAGATTTTGCATTAAATACAAATATAGGATTAATTGGTAAAGGTTATGATGCTGTTAATTATTTAGGTAAAGCGCTTGTGTTTTATAATCCATTAATATTGCCTCTTTGGGATGTATTTCAAGGAGTAGGAACAGGAGGTATTAACCCCTTTAGACCGATTCATACTGCTAATATGTTATCACAAGCTTGGAAAACGGTAGTAAATAAAACGGGATTATATAAAAAATTAATAGAAGGAGGATTGTATAAAACACCCAGAGTTGGTCATTATCCGACCTCCATAGAATCATCAATGAAATTATTAATTAATCAAATGGATAGTAAATATCCAAAATGGAAGAAGGGATTAGAAAAAGCATTAAATCAAAAAGTAGATTGGAAAACATTTTCAACCAAATTAATTTATCCTACTTTATATTGGCAAAACTGGAGAGTAACTTGGTTTTTAGACCAAGTGTTAAGGACTGGAAGTGTTTTACATTTATTAAGTATAGGAATGCCATTGCCAGATGCTATTGATTATGCCAATACATTACACGCAAATTATGATTTATTAACAAGAAGAAGTAAAAAATGGATTAATAGAGCATTTTTAGTTGGAACATATAAAGCAAATATGTTATTTAATGCACCATTATTCTTGGCTAAAAGAACTTCTAATTTATTTAAAAAATTTGCGACAGGAGAAAGAAAAAAAATAACCATAGATGAAAAAGAAAGTTTAAAATCTATATTTAGAATTGCCATTATGATTGCTTCTATGATTGCATTTGCAAGGTGGAGAGGATATAGATTGCGAGAAGATTATAGATTAGTAAAACCTTTAAAAGAACCCATAATAACCAAAGAGGGAAAAATTAAATATGAAAGAGTTATTACTTTGCCAGGACCGTTTTTTGAATGGTTTAAAGTAGTAGGTAGAATCAAACAACAAAAAGCAAGAGCATTATATATGTATTTGGCAAAAGTTCCACAAATAGCCTGGGGTCTAATGGAAAACAGAAGGTGGCAAGGAGACCCATATTATGATGAGGGTGCAGCTACGCCAAAACAAAGACGACAATTATTATATAATGTTTTAAGAGATTATATTGCTCCATTAGACCGAATAGAAATGATGACTGATGATGAAGTAGATGCAATGGATAATATAATGAGTTTATTAGGAATGGCAACCTATAAACGAGGTGGTATAGGTAGAAGCACGATATATAAAATAAGAAATACTTATAGGAAATTAAATAAATATCTTAAAAAACCAAATGTATCAGAAACAGATAAAGAAAATGCCTATATTGAAGCACAGAAAAAAATTGATAAATACTTAAAAGAATTAGAAGAATACAATAAACAATTTAAGGAATAACAATGCAAGGAAAAAGGCAATATAGGAAACCCCGAACGAATAAAGAAAGAAAGAAAAGGCATCAAAGACTTTACGGGAAAAAAGCAAAATTACCAAAAAGAAAATTCCGCAATAGGAGGTAAATCGTGCCATATAAAATTGTTGGTAAAAAGGTATACCACAAAAAAGGTGGTAAATGGAGTGTCAAACAAACTTGTAAATCTGTTGCTAACGCCAAAAAAGCAATAAGACTATTACGAGGAATTGAACACGGGATGATTCCCAAAGCAAGAAAGAAGAAAAAACGCAAAAAAAAGTAAAAATTGTTTGACATTAAATACGAATAAAAATATTAAAAGAAAAAAAAGGAGTAAAGATGTTAACAAAAAAATTATATCTAATTCTAATATTTGTCTTATTGGCAAGTTCATTATTTGCTGAAGGAACTTTCAAAAGTTTTCCTTCTGTAACAGGCATTACCGATACTTCTGATGCTTGGGTTGAAGCATTATCATTTTACAATTTAAGATACGAATTGGCATCCATTTTGATTATAAACACTGGCTCATCTTCTAATGACATTTCTTGGAGAGTAAAAGGATATGTAAATCCAGACTCAAAATACTTCTACACAATCGCAAGTGGAACAGACTTAAGCGATTATTCTACCCCTGACGATGTTGAGTTAATAGAAAGATTACCGTCGGGATTTTTGAAAATATCCGTTGATGTGAAAACTACGGTTGCCGATAGTATAAGTTCATATAAAATCGATTATAGCGTCAAAAATTCACAGTAAAGGAGAACTTATGAAGAAAATAATTTTAACAATAACATTATTGTTATTCCCAATTTTGTTATTGGCTGGATTACATACCAATAAGCCTAATTTCAAATTAGACAATCCAGAACAATACCAAATAGTAATATTTGATTCAAATGGACGGTTAATCAATACTTCTGATATAGCCTTAGATTCACTTGATTTACGAATATTAACAATAGATACCTGTTCTGTTTTTGATAAATTCTTATTATATGATACCAATATTTCTAATTCACTGCAATTGAAGTGGAATGAGAATGATACTTCAGACAGAATATTGAATTTCTTACTTGATGGTGGAAATAGAAGTTTGACCATTGAGGGAGATTCAAAAATTAATCAAGATTTAACAACTGATGCAGATGTAACATTTGATTCGCTTTATATCAGGGTTTTAAAATTAAATGCTGGAACTGATATAAATGAATTTTCTACCGATGGAACACTTGCAGGAAATTCCGATGATGCCGTGCCAACTGAAAAAGCAATAAAAACTTATATTGATGCACTTGGAGCTGGGGTCTGGACACGAAGCGGCACAACACTTTCACCAGCGAATGCAGGTGACGATATTGATGGAACTGGTGGATATTTACTTGACAACCAGAGTATTACGAATCTTTCAAGTAATGGTGCATCGTATTGGTTTAATGGGGTGGATGGTAAAATTAATTGTGGAACTGATATTACTGATAATAATCTTACTGTTATTGCAAAAATAAAAGTTGAAATACCACTCACGGATGGTGGTATTGTTTCAACTTTTGATATGGGTGGATGGAAATTTGCGTTAGATAACATGGTTTTTCCAACTAATATTTATTTTGGATACAGAGACAATCCTGGCAATTATGTGAAAGTAGTTTCAACAGAAACAATTGACGATAATAGTGTTAATATTGTTGGTGTTACATTTAATGGTAGCACGAAAGCAATCAATTTATACTTAAATGGGAATAATATAGGAAGCGGAATAGGCACAGATGCTAAATATGCACAGCAAACTGTTTACATTGGTTATAATATAAACAATATGGCTTATTTCAATGGTTCTATTTATGATGTCAAATTGTTTAACCATCCTCTCACCGCCACTGAAATCAAAGACCTCTATTCAGGAGCAGAGATACCATACAAATATATAGGTGCGAGTCAGTCAACGGTTGCCACGTACGATAGTTCGCAGGCAGTTTCAGATGCTTTCACGCTTGTGCTTGGGAAAGCATACCGCTGGACAAAGGGAAGTGCTGATAGTTTGGTGAGTAATTCTGTTACTTATACAACCGATACAACCTTTGTTGCGGGTGCAACAAGCGGAACTGCCTATGGTGATTTGAGTGGCAGCGATTTGATTCGTATCGGCTGTGTAGCCAACTATACACCTGAAGGAATTGGCAACTATACTTGGCAGGATGTATCTGGAAACGAACTGCACGGAATAGTATCAAATGCAATTCCTTTCAATCTACCAGCCGATGACGAACAGATTGCAATTGAAGAAATGACCGATGATGCCACAATGACTGATGCTATTCCTGATGGATATATTCTTGAATATATTATTGTTAAAAATCAAACTGCAAATGCGGATACTTTGGATTTTGGAACTTCCGAGTGGGCTTCTGATATTGCTTCCGCACAAGTAATTGCAGGAAACACGCAAACGGTAATTGTTGTAAATCAATATTATAGTGATGAAACCGATATAAGTGTTTCAGACACAAACGCTAATGGCTGGAATAGTAATCATATAATCAACGCAATATTAAGGAGAATCAAATGAAAAAATTAATAATTATACTAATATTACTTTCTTGCTCATTATTGTATGCGGTTGAAATTGATTATGACCTTAGTATTGGAAAATGTAAATATGCAGAGTTTCTGTATGCAAAACCGTATGGAGACAATTACATAATCTATGCTAATCTATATGATGCAGATAGCACACTGATGGCAAACAATGTTTATTTCCTTGACACAAAAGCACCTTTTGAAATTCAAGATATGGCAATAGTTGATTTACTTCTTGATGAGTGGGTTAAAAAGATAGAACCTGAACAAGACAAATACTTTAAGAGATTTCCTCAAAGTGGGAGGGCGACTACATATCATAAAAATAGGCAGAAATTAAAGATTGGAGTTGTCAAATGAAAAAACTGACTTTCGTATTTATAATCTTAATAGCTCTTTTGGCAGTGGGAGCAGTAACACATTATTTCGTGAAAGGAGATATGAAAATTGATGGAGAACTTACCGTTAATGGATGTGTAGCACAAGTTTGTCCGTGTGGAAAAATGGTTTCGCTTAATGAAAGTGGAGACACAACACTTATAACAACAGCAGGCAATTGGTATAAATTTGATGATATTGACCATTATGTAGTTACGGATGTAATTGCCGATTCAACTAATAATGCGTTGCAAATTATAAAATCTGGTAAATATGTTGTAACACTTACGGTTTCGCTGAGTGTTGATGCGGCTGACCACAAAATTCATGTGGGACTTGGCAAAAATGGAACTGTGGGAACTTACAATAAGGCTGAACACGAGGTTAAATTTGCGAACAGGGCTTCTACAGTTTCCATTGCAACGATTGCCAGTAATCTTATGGAAGGTGATGATTTGACGATAGAACTTACATCAGACACAAACGGAGATATAGTTTCAATATATCACGCAACTTTGATGTGCCATTATTTGAGCGAGTATTAAATGATATATCAAATACTATTTGTCTTGTTTTTATGGCTTTACTTTGCTGGCGAAGGGAAAACGGAAGGTCTTACTTGGAAAACTAATTTTGAGGAAAGATTCCGAATCAATAGCCATAAATATCATTGCTGGAGATGGTGGGTTGAAAATATGGGACTGATAGGTGCTTTTATAGTTTCTCATTATTCCAAAATTAAAAACTGGGAATTGATAAGTCTGCTTGCAGTTATTTCTGGGTTAGTAATATATTTAAGATTTTTTTCTTATGGAAGATTTGGTAAATTTTGGGTTTACTCAACTTCAAGGTGGTTTGGAATTATAAAGCCACCAATATGGTTACAAATAGTAATATTTATTTTCTGCATAGTTTCATTGATGTTTATAATTCTTTAATAGGATAAAAATATCAATAAAAAGAAATGAAAAAGATATTCGTATTTATTGGAAAGATTATTTTATGCTTTATGGTAACATTCCAAATTGTTTGGTTGTTTAGAAAAGTGGTTTGGGAAGGCTGGAAGTATCTTTGGAGGAGATATTAAACTGGCTTATGAATATAACTTTAGAGAAATTATTAGAAGTTATACGAAAAATGAAAGATAATAAAAAGAATAAAAGTGAGCAGGAACTATTGATGGAATTACTAAAAAATGAGTAAAGAAAAGATTTGCAAGAATTGTTATTTTTACAGACGACATAGTAATAGTCTTGATAATTGTGGTTATTGTATAAATGCAAATGGTAATCCTAAAATTAGGCAATTGCCAGAAACTTACTCTTGTAGTGCATTTGAAAAGAAAACAAATCCAGCAAACATTGAAGAGTTAGAAAGAAAAATAATAATTATTGAAAACAGATTAAATAATATAGAAAATTTTTTAGAAGCATTGTGGGATGATAAATCAAGGGAAGTATAATATAAATGAATTTTTACAGGCAAAGTATGATAAAGAGTTTGGCTTTGGTTGTTGTGCTATTTGTAGTATTGCAATAGCAAAAACTGAAATGTCAGGTATCAGATATTATCCCGATACGGTCTATGATATTCTGAAAAGAGGCAATGGATTGATAAATAATCAAGTAATTTGGGAAAGTCTAAAGAAACTTTTAGGAATTAAAGCATTTCCACATTTATTTGATAGAGAAATCCAATACCATTATCCACTTGACATAATAAAACCACCCGCAATAATCACGGTAGACGGTATATTATCAACCGAAGAATATGATAGTCATTTCATTTATGTTAGAGATATTATTTTTAATAAATATGATAGAATAAATTATGAAATCTTTTGTCCTATCAACGGAAACTTGCTTTTTAGTCCGCATTTTGGGAAATTAGAAAAGAAAAATATATTTAGTATAATAAATTTGAAGAGGGTATAACTTATGAACAAGACTAATAAAAATGCAACAATTACAAAAAGAATGATTTATGATGCAATTATTTCAGAACAGAAAAGTAAAGATGGACTCGTTAAAAAAGTTAATGACATTCACAAGATAATTTACGGTAATGGAAATACAGATAAGTCCCTGATTCACAAAATAGCAACAATCTCTACTACACTCAAAATACACTGGGCGTTATTTCTTATTATACTAAGTCTTTTAGTAAAATTAGCATTTTTTTCTTGACAAAAATTTTTAAATAATTTAAAATAGTTTTATGAAAAATAAAGAAATAGAAAATTTGAAAAATGAATATTTTGAATGTGCGTGCCATTGTAATGACCATTTAATGATTGCCTGTCTAAATCGTGAAGATAATGAGTTATATATTCAAATGCACCTTTTACCGCATAAGAATATTTTTAGGCGAATGTGGTTGGCAGTGAAATATATCTTTGGATATAGAAGCAAATTTGGAGATTACGAGGAATTTATTTTTAATAATGATGATGCTGAAAGATTAATTGCAATATTGAAGGAATTAAAAAAATATGAAAAAAGAAATTGAAGAATTAAAAAAAGAACTAAAAGACTTAAAAGAAACAATCAAATGGATGCAGTGGCTTTTGGATTATGCAAAAAGTGAACATTCCTATTACTGGCAGGACTGGGATAGAGATAATAGAGACACATGTAAAACTATTTCTATAAGAGACCCACTCTATATCTAAACATATAATATAGAAAATATTGATTTGTTTCAAATAATAAAGAAGGAGACTAAGATGAAAGTAATTTGGAAATGGTTAAATGGCAATAAGACTATAATTGGAACTTTTATTCTCTTATTGCTATCACAACCGTTTGCTCAGGACTGGTTTAAGCCTGAAATGATGACTTTAATAGTATGGGTTGTAAGAACTTTAACTGGTGCAAGTTTAGTTCATCATATTGCTAAAGGTAAATTTACAACCAAAAAAGATTAATTAAATGTTCAATCTGATTAAATGTTCAGTCTGATTGAACACGCCATTAGAAAACAATTTATCTGCGGGTGGTAGGCAAGGTGTCTAACTGGTTTCATATGCCAGACAAGGTCGGTTCAATCCCGATGCCCGCTATTTTTTGGATTTTAATTTTCATCAATATGAAAAAACTATTGATTTTATTTATCTTGTTATTACTACCGACTTTTCTTATTGGATTAGATTTAGGAATATCTTTTTCAATGCGAACATCAAACACAAGCAATCTATTAAACTATCAATTTGTTTCTGATTTTAATTATAAAGACCACATAAAAGCCGAATTTCAATATGAAAAAAATAATGGAATAACACACTTCAACTATATCACAGAATTAACACAGAAGTGGTCATATCTCGCCGTCAGTTCAAAAAGAACTTTTATTGAGGATAAAATAAACCAAATATCTTTAGAGGCACTGGGGCGATATTTGATTGAACAGAAGCGATGGAATTTTTGGCTGATAAAGTTTATCAGTAATGGTTACTGGGAAGCAGGTTTGCGCCAGTGCTGGGATAAGAATATTCCAAGCACAAATATAGTAATCGGAAAATCTTATTCTAAAGAATTAAAGTTTTTCCTGATACCTGCTAAATATGAATATTCTTTATTCTATTATAGTAATGACTTCAAAAAATGGTTAAATGAAAGTTCACTTGCAGTTAATTTTTCTATACTTGCTAATTTAGATTTCTTTGTAAAATATTTATTAAAAGAAGACTGGCTCAATTTTAGAATGGGTTTAAGATTAAATATTTAGTTTATAGAATAAAAAAATTTTCCTTCAGCATACAGCAAAAAGTAGGCTACAATAAATTGTAGCCTTTCTTTTTATATCATAAACAAAACCAACAATTGCCAATAAATACAAAATAGTGGCAAATGTTGGTTATTTAATATTCCATTTTCTCATAATCAAAATCAAATGAAATCTGAAGCGGTAAATCTGTCTCAAGACCATCAAACAAATCATAAAATTTATCTCTTATTTCTTCGGGGATTAAGAATCTACCCTCATAAACGGCATATCCACTTTTGTCTTTTCTGTCAAAAACCTCTACTCTTCCACCCCTATATTGTGAAAATTTCATATTCATAATTGCTTCTTCTGTTATGCTATATCTGTATCTTTTGTGTTTCATTTTATTTTTACCCAAATAGTATCTGGTTTTGTTATTTTAATTCTTTTTTCATATTTAATTTTTCCTTCAAGAGCATCTATTTGTCCTTGTTTATATTTACTTGCTAATAATGAAAAAGTAATAATAATTAACAATACATAAAAAATGACTAAAACAACCGTAAAATGCTTTTCACCATTTCTTTCAGGAAAAATTTTTGCATGAGGAAACAATTTATTAAGAAGTAATATAAATAGAAAAATGAAAAACAAACTACTTATAATTGCATAATACATTTCTAACATTTTATTTCTCCTTTTTTCATTTTAATTATAGTAAATATTCTTGAGCTAATCGTTTGTTTGCCATCTTTACATATTCTTCTTTTATTTCAATTCCAATAAAGTTTCTGGTTTAATTCCCTCATTCCATTAAAACAAGGATTGAAACAATTCTCTTCTACGACCGTTAGATAAAATAAAACCCTGAACGAGCTCAATCTACTATTGATGCAAAATCATCTATGGATATATCACATTCATAATCAAGAAAATTATTAAGTTTGACAGCAAAATAATAGCCTTTCCAAGCCGTTTCATATCCTTCACCATCAATAAATTCACATATTTGCAGAAATTCATTTGCCATCCATGCAGTCACAAACATAATTACATCATCACTACCGTCTTCCTTAATATGTATTTCTGGTTTATTTTTTTTAATAAACTTCAATAATTCTTTTAAATTTTTTGTCATATTATCTCCTCTTCTCTTTTGTCTTTTAATTTTTGCTTTTTGCCTTTTACTTTTTAATCTTAACCTTCTCTCTGCACCCCAAACATTTCTCTGGCGTTAACCAGAAATGTCTCAATTTGCAATAAATCAATCTGTGTTTTCTATCCCTGCCCCAAAAATATTCGCAATCTACACATTTTTTAACAGCCCTGTTATAATCATTTATTGTCCCAGCCTTACAAATTTTAATCGCAATAAAGCCTACAATAAATATTATTGAAAATACACAAATGATAATTAAGAATGTATTCATTTTGTTTCCTCTCTATACATATTTTCTTTTATAAGAAAATTTACAATTATAACAATTAACATTTAACATCTTATAATAAAATTCCTTTATTTATAACATTTTTTATTATAGCATATTATTCAATATTTAACATACCATCAATGATTTATTTAACATTTTATTTATCAAGATATGCTCCCAAACTTGGATAGGCAAAAACTTCGTGTCGTTTATTATCAAAAGTTACCGCTGGCACACCAATAATCCCTTCTTCCCAGAAGCGTTTGGAATATCCATCATCAATTTTGAATGTTCCCACTTGTATAAAACATTTTCTCCGTCCATATTGATATATGTTTTGCACGGCGGGATTATGTTTATGAGCCGATACGATTAAATCTGCTTCGGGGTGATACCATTTACTTTCCCGATTTTGTGGATGATTTGGATTATAAATACTATTTCCCAATAATTTATGTGATAAAACAATTTCATATTTCTGCTCTCCAACTAACAAATGAAGAACACCTTTACCATTAAAATATACAATTTTTTTAGCAAGCAACTCCTTTACAGGACTTTGACCAAATATTTTCTCATCCCACATCACATCGTGGTCTCCCCAGCATCCAGCCAACCACTTGCGTTTTTTTGTCAATTCATCATATAAAGATTGTAATATTTCCTTTTGCATTTTTGGAGTTGCTATTTGTGAAAATATGGCCTCCAGACTATAAAACTTTCTAAAATTATCAATCAAATCACCAACTGTAATTAAATAGCAATTATCAGTTTCTAATAATTTCTCAATATTATATTGAAATTCTTTATAGTCGGTGGCAACTGACCCTAAGTGCCAATCTGCTGAAAATAAGATTATGCTTTTCTTTGTTAATTTAATTGTTGCCTCGTCTTGTGAGGTTGATAATTTTTTATGAATAATTTGTGTTGTTTCTAAATTACGGAATATCTCACGCCAATCCACATTTTCCTTAATTTTCTTATCAAAGAAATATGGCTCTTCATTCTTTTCTATTGCTGTTTTCTTTTCTAAATTCTTCCATATAGCAACATAAGTTCTTGCTTTACTTATGGATATATTAGCTAATTCTGCTAATTTTTTTCTACCAATTCCTTGATTGGTTTTCAATATTTGTAAAACATTTTTGGGTATTATACAATCAATATTCATTTTTATCCTTTCCTTCCTGTTCCATTTTGGAACAAGTTTACAACCAAATTAAGTTGTAATTCAAAAATACAACTTAATCTGGTTCATTTATTCTGTCAATAAATCGCAAGTGTCTTGATTATGAACCAGATAATAATTTTTGATAGTTTCTGACTATTTCGCCAATAACTCAAAAATTTTAGTAACCACATCATATTCAGAAAGTGCTTGATTTTCCAGAATTTCAAGAATATCATTTCTATAAGGCTCTAACTCTGCAATCTTTTTTGCTTTTGGCAAATCAGATAATCTTTTACATATCCAATGATAATGTCTCCCGCTTTTTTCTTTTTTGATATACCATATCCCGTCGCTTGGGTCTCCATTCCAATATTGAAATGTTTCTTCATATCTCACCTTTCCGCTTGGATATGTAATTTTTTTATAGAGTTTTTCCATTTTTGTTCCTTTCTTTTTTGTTTATTTCTTCTTTAAGAAATTTATTTTCTTTGTTTAATTCATTAATAACTTCCTGTTGTTTTGCTGATAATTCTTTAAGTGTTCTTAATTCTATTTCTGCCAGCTTCTCAGAATTTGTTTTTAGTTTTTCTGGCGTTATCTCCATTCTATTCTCCCTTTTTTTATTTATTTTCCAATAATATTTACAAATAAATTACAGAATATTTTATTTTACTTTTGGGCTTTAAAGTAAAATAAGAAAAAACTTATTTTACTTTAGAATTCCTTATATTTTCTTTTGTAATTCTTCCATTGAGGTTGCCACTTATTTTTTTAATCTTAATTTTATCACACTTAACAAATTTTTTGAAGTAATCCACTTTCTTTTTAGTCCTTGTTTCTAAAGAAAAATAGCATTTCAAAAAATAATCTTTACAATTATTTCCTTTAACCATCGGGATGTAATCAATGTTCAGCCATCTTTTATATAGCACAAATTTTATCCACTCCAATCCCTGATATAAGGCTCTTGTCTCCCTCTTTTTCTCTGATAAATCATATACTATGCAAGTATTTCCAATTGCCAGATTATAAAGAAAATCATTATCTAAATCTTGAATGATAAAATCCCACCGTTTTTGCTCACAAGCAGTGGATTGTATTCTAATAAAACTATAAGGCTCATTAAAGTTTTTGAATTGCAAGCCATTAGTAAGATTATAGTAATGTTTTTCTTTTCGTAATTTCTTTTTCATTTTATCTACAAAATCTCTAAAAAATACTTCGGGGTCTTTTCCATCAATTTTAGAAATAGACAAATTTTCTATCTTGCCAATGACTGGTATTTCGTTATTTTCTTTCATTTGTTTAACTTTTTTTCTTTATTCGGAAACACTGTTACCCACTCTCCATCTATTTTACCCTTAACAGGTTTCCCTATTAAGTTTGCCATCCTTTGCATTTTTCGTCGCTTATTTTTGTTATATCGCCCTTCGGCATTGTATCGTTGGTGAGACGGCTTCCTTCTAATGCGTCCGTATTTCCGTCCTTTTCCTGTTGTCTTTGCCATTTTATCCTTCTAAAAACTTGGTCATTTTTCTTACTCGGTCAATTCAATTGACCATAAGATTAAACCTCATCCTGATATTTCGCTTTCATAAATAAAATCTGTTGGATATGTATTTACATACTCAAAAAATAAGTTAGAGCAAGGCTCTTTACCCAATATTATTCCACAAGCACCAAAATCAGGACATTTTTTACAAATTTCTTTAACATATTTTCTTTTGCCAAATATTTTTTCTACTTTTCCATTCTCATCTTCCATAGTATATTCTATTAAAACATATTTTCTCATATCATATTTTTTCATTTTATCCTTATATTGGGGACAGGTAGGGATTTCCACCCGTTAGTCTATCGTGCGAACTTATAGCTCGCCGTATATACGCCTTTTACGCTCTGTCCGCTTATATTTTATCCTTCTATTGTTGTAATTTCTATATTTATATGTGCATAATCATCATAATCTTTATACGCAAGCAAGTTGTTTATTTGTCTGTCATCTTCGTAGAATATGCCATTTAGAGAATCCACAACAAATTTGACGAGATTATCTAAATCGGGCTTTTTATTATGAAACATAGGAGCAGATTCTTTTAATCTACCAGCATTTTTACCTGTGCCAAAATGTGATTTGGGACGAACAAAATAAAAACCTAATTTCATTGATATAGCACCTTTAAGAGGCTTCGGAGGTCTGTTATTTAGACATTTAGCTAAAAAATCCATCTTATCATTTTTTGACGGGTCATAACTAATTCCTGTCTTTGTATACCGATGTCTTTTTAATGCTATTGGATTTCCAATTACTTCAAATTTCATTTTTATCCTTTCTTTTTAGGATGCGATATTGCTTTAACTATAATTTCACTATAATCATACCAATCTTTATCAATCTTAATAAACTCTTTATAAGGATTTTTTTCAATCCATATTTCATTAACAATACCTTCTTTTAAAAAACTTGAAAAGGTATAACAAAATAAAATTCTATCACCTATTTTAATATTTTCTATCTCCATTATTTTTCTCCTTTTTTGCTCAATCCTTTTCTAATTAACATTTTGTCTCCCTTATTTAATTCTTTCCAGAAATCAGTGTCTTTTATATTATCGGCATCATAACCAAATTCAATATCATCCTAAATCCAACCCAGCAATATTTTTTCTGCCTCTAATATTTTCTTTTTATCTATTTTCATTCTATTTTTTCAATATCAGTGCTGGCGGTTAGTACAAATCAGGCAGTTAGCTCAATGATTAGCCCACCATACCAGCACTGATTTTTGGCAATAAACGGAGTCAGGAAATGAAAAAGTTAGAAAATTATCCTGCTTCCGATTAATTCTCGGAAGATTTATTGCCAGATATTTTTTATTCATTTTATAATTTCTTTAATCCTTTTATCAAAATAAGTTTTTTCATTATCACAAAAATCCTTTCAAATATTTTTCAACCTCTTCAAAATCCAACTTAGCTGGTGTGTTTGCCTTTAATTCCAATTTTTCCAAATCCTTTTTGCTTAAAACTTCTTCCCTAAATGATTTTCTATGGCTCTCTGCATAGCGGTGGCATCTCGGACACAGCAAAATCCCGTTCAACATATCCCAGCGAACAGATTGTTTTCTGCGAGTGAAAAGATGATGAACTTCTGTTCCCTTATGGTAGAGACAATATCTACATCTTTTTCCATCCCTTTTTCGGATGGCTTTTCTAAACAATTCATCAAGAAAAAGTATTTGTTGTCTATTCATAACCCAGAACCTCATTAGGCAAAGGGATTATAATATCCAATTCTGAAGATGCAAACATCCTGATTTTTTGTAGATAGTCCTCAAATTCATCTGTTGTCAATTTTGTAGTTGATTTATAAGTCTCAATTTCTTCGTTACCAATTTTAATAATCTGTTTCAAAAACATAGTTGCAAAAGTTTTATGCATATCTTCAACAAAATAACCAAGTTCATCACCAATAGTTTTCAATACTACGCCCCAATAGTAGTTATTTTGATTAAGAGAACGCTTTTGCTTTCTTTTTGATACTATTACAGTAATGGGTTTATTTGTTTCTTGAAGCAAGCGTTTAGCGTATTTGAAGGCAAGTATGAGTTCGGACTGATTATAAATTGTATAATTCATTATTTATTAAAATGGAATTTCTTCTTCTACATACTCAATATCTTCTAATTCATTTAAGCGAGCTAAAAATTTTTCAAGTTTTTTTCTATCACTACAACCCTGAATACTCATTGATTCCAACCATTGTTTTACAGCAATAGGTTGATGTTTTGCATCATATTTAAAACCAATCAATTTCTTTATTTCAGTTTGCAATTCTTCAATTGATAATTCAGGCATTTTCTCATCGGTTTGGGTGGTTTCCAAATTTTCTCGTGTTGGATTTTTAGGTATTTCTATTTTGGAACTATCTGAATTTTCTGCGTTTCCATTTATTGATTTCCATTCTTTACTTTCACTAATCAATTCTTGTAAATATTCAGGAAGTTTTTTGTATACTTCCATATTGTATGGTTTTTCCTGAAATGACAAAAATATTGGATTATGAAACATTGGTGGAATTTCTAATCCTTTCATTACAGGAGTTATACTTGTTACAACCGCATATTTATTTCCTGTTTTTGATTCTTTATGAATAATATTCAGCAAGCAAGGAACTCCAATAAGATTTTTCATTTCAAAACCCTCTAATTCTTTATCCGTAAATCCTTTCCCACGCCAACTCTCAAGGTGTTGTCGCAGTGTTGCTTTTTCATTCAGACTGGCAGTATATTCTTTTGAAACTGAAAAAGGAATTTTTTCTCCTTCTTTATTTACTCTGAACTCATTGCACAATTCCCAAGTCAATCTTATTTTATGAGACATATTTCCAAAATTATCTAATTTTGTTCCCATATCAACAAATCCATAGCAAATAGCAAGCTGATTACCTGCAGGTGGTAATTCCCGAATATATTCCCCACCTGTATTTCTTATTATGTATCCCATTTTTATTCTCCTTTTAATTTTATTATGTCTGGATATTCCACTTTTTCAATAGGAATTTTATCCTGATTATTCAGTTCATAAAAATCATTAATCAGCATAATGGTTTTAAGCGGAATATCCTCAATTTTTTTGATTTTATATTTTGGTTTATCATTTATTATTGGAATGGTATTCCCTCTATATTCACCAAAATACACATCCCACATTATATCAATTTTTAAGTCAAATAGTTTCTCAAATAATAGTTTATAAGCAGGCAATTGATATTTATAAGAAGCCCATTCCTTGCCCGTCTTCCAGTCAATCAAGATGTTTTTATAACAATTATCTTTTTTGGACCATATCTTACCAGCAAAATCTATAGTGCCTGCAAAAGGAATTTCTGGATGGAATAGAGGACATTCAATAGTCAGGGGAAAAATTGGATGTTCTTTTGGTGATAACTGATTCCAAAATTGAACAAATTCATAAAGCCGTTTTATAACTGCTTCTGGCTCATCTTTAATTGGAATTTCATTTTGTAATATCAAATGAGCGATAAGCGTATGGATGTGTGAACCCATATCCGCTTTCTCGCCCCATTCTTTTGTTATTATTTTATATGATGGTGCATTGCCAAGTGCCATTTCAAAACCAATACCTTTTGGAATAACAGAACACATCGTTGTAACTGATTTTTTGTATTCATTGTTATATTTATACCAACGCCCATTTGCCATTTCAATTCTTTCGGGAATAATTTTTGGTTGAATTAACCGACTATCCCGATAAAATTCTTCTAATTCAATCTTATTTTCTTTTTCATTCATTATTTTTTATTCCTTTTCATTCAAATATTTTAATTTTAAACTTCAACTTTTCTTTTAGCCATCCTAAAATTATAATCCTCAAAACATTAAAAACTGTGTTTTTAATTCTTAATGTTTTGAAGCCGTCAATTGTAATTCCTTTTTTCGTTGCTGTGATTTCCATTTTTGAAACTCCTTTTCTTGCCAATCCTCTTGCCTTTTTTCCATTTCTTCTAACTCTTCGGAAATGGTTGGATAATCAAAAGGACTTGCTAATTTCCAATTGTCATAGTTCATTTTAATTCCTTTATTGTTTTCATATTTTTTAATTCTTCACCCTTAATACGGGTAAGAGCCTTTGCTATAGAAAATAAATCAGGCTCAAGGTTAACTAAATCCCAATAAGTAATACGACTTTTTGCTTCCAGCGTTTCCGTTTGGGCTTTTAATGACTCAACCCATTCTTTAATTTGCTTGCTTTTTTTCATTTTTGCTCCTTTTCTAATTTTCCGATTATTGACTTTTCATCTGTTAATTCTATCCATTCTCTTTCCCAATGACCATTTTTTAGCCAAACACGCAAAATTCCCAGTTCTTTAGCATCAATATAATGCTCATAAAACCGATGGGCTTTATTTAACATTTTTATTATTCTAAAAAAGAATTCATCTCTACGGCTTAACTTTGTCATTTTACTCCTTTATTTTTAATTATTCCATACTGTCTTGAAACTTCTAAAATGGCATCTACTGGTTTATTTATATCGAAGTATTCCAACAAATCTATATACAAATGATACATTTCGGTATTGATAATCGGAACAAGTGCTGGCATTCTCATTTCCTCAAAACTTGTTGCGTTTTCAAAATAACTATCCTCTAACTTATTAACTAAATTAGATATTCTTTCTGCATTATTAACTATCTCTTTTGGCGTTTTCATTTTTATTCCTTTTACTATAATATAAGTTAAAATAAAAGTATGTCAAGTTTTTTCTTTATTTTTATTTTTTCTCCGCTTTTTATTATACTCATTTTTATGTCTCTGATACCAACTCGCAAAAATTTGCTTGCATTTATCAGGATTATTTTGTCTGTAGCGTCGTGAGTATTCTATGCGTTTTTTTCTAAATGCCTCGTCCTCACGATATTTCTTTTTTAATTGTCTTAATATTTTTTCTTTATTTTTTTTATAATAAGTTTCTGGTATGTCTTGTAAATTTTTATTATTCATAATCCTTTAATAGTTCTGGGTTTTCAAATTGGTTTCCAATAACTTCAACTACATCATAAAACCACACATTATCATATCTATGCCCAAAATTGATTATAAAATTATTGTTGTAATATTCAATTAACCCTATTTCAGTTATTATTTTATTGTTTTTATCTACATTCTCGGTATATTTGACAATATCACCCTCATAAATATCTTTTCCATTTTTATCCTGCGCTCCCGTAGACTGCATCAAAATTCCTGTTTTATAATTACTTAAAAACTCTTTTTCTGTAAAAAAAAGGAGTATACTCTCTTACTTTCCAAAGAGACCATCCTATTTTATCAAATATAAAAACATTGATAAAAAAATGGTCTCCGATTCTTTCTTCTGTCTCATAATACATCTTCTTTTTTTTCTTATCCCAAGCACGAAATTTTATTTCTCTCACCAATCCTCCCCCAAAATTTGTCAAGTTTTATTTTAATTTTTTTCATAAGCAAATAGAATTGTATAGATATATCGCATTTTATTTTTAGGAAAATAATTTGACATATATCGCATTACATCATTTTTATTTTTATGAATTGATTTACCACATTTTTTATATCTAATAATTAGTTGTTTCCTTAACTTTACTTCATCTTTTACATTTAATATACATTTTTCTATTGTTTCTTTTCTAACTTCTATTTCCCGCTCTGTTATTTCCTCCAATAATAATGTTTTAATATAATTATAATTTAATTCTTCAAGTGAAATATTCTCTAAAGCATTATAGCAAGTTGTAATAATATCTTTCTTATTCAGTCCAGGTTTACAATGAATTGCCATCACAGATTCGGGTTTTAATTTGTATTGAATATATCCTAATTTTTTGTCTGGAATATAGACTACAGCACCTTCTGAACCTATAATTCCCGAGTCCATTATTTCATTGTTTTTTTCTATTTTGTTTCTTAAATTATTATAAAATTTGATAAAATTATCTTGTTTGTTTATTTTATTATAAAGTAAAGCATTAGGAATATTATTTGTTTTAATATCTTTTGGGGAAATAATATTATCTGTTGTCCTATCTATTCCAAAAAGTAAAGTGGTATCAAGTGGGGTATTATATATTATAAGATGTTTATTTAATATACCATATAGTTCAAACACAACAGTTCTCTTTAATGAAATTAATGAATCAATTTCAGGATATTTCTTTAACATTTCTTTCCACATTTTCGTAAAGTCATAAACATCAAATCCTTGAGTAACAACGGTTAATCTTGTTTTATAAGTAATATAAACTTTATTTTGAAAAGAATAGGCATAACCTATTATTGCTGTTCCGTCATACTTTTGATAAACAAAAGTATTATTTGGAACTTGCCGTATTCTAAATATTCCATCTTTACCGAAAGGATAGTGCATCTTTGGACTACTTAAAACGAGTTGTGGTTCACATTTTTTGTTATTTATTTCAGTAATATATAAAGCCCCGTAGTATTTTGAAGACTCTAAACAAATATAACCAGATAGCCTATTCCCTTTATTGTAAACATCTTCAACATTGTCAAATTTTCTAACTGGTTTTTTCAAAAATTCACTTAATTTCATTTTTCCTTCTATACCTAAAATATATGCCTAAAATTAAAAATGTCAACTTTTTATTTTTTTTGTTTTCTTTTAGGGTATATTTTCTACATATACCTCATCAGGAGTATAAAAATATCAATTTTCTTAATAAAATTTCTTGACATTTTCGCAAAAACACTTATTATATAAATATAATGAAATTAAATTTTGGACATCAAATAAAACAACCTTATCGGGGAGGCTCACATAAAAACAATATAATCACATCTATCCTTTCATTATACCTCCCCGATTATTTATCTAAATTGTTTAGTGAGGTATACGATAGCATCAATGAATTGTTTAGTATAATATACGATTTCAATAGTCAAGTAAAACTAACAATTTACTTGACAAAAAATAAAGAAAGGAGAATAATATGGAAGGCAATGAAATGGAAGACAACAAAGAATCAATGTGGAGAAGGAAAATAGAAGAACTGAAAAAATTGGTTGATAAATGCCATCAGGTTTCTAACAAAAGCACATCATTAAGAAATGCAATTCTTGGAGTATCTCCTAAAATGAAAAAAGAAATTGTTAAACCCGAGCTAGGTGGTGATGGTTTTAATAGTCAATTCAGTTCTTTAATAGATGAAATTCGTAATGAACTTGACCTGATAAATGAAAATCTTGATGAAATTTTTTGACAAGAATCTTGAAAAAGATTATTCGTAGTAAAAACCAACGGGGACGGTTTGGGTCTACCTACCGCCTGAATCGTCCCAGAAAGGTAGGTGGAAATGACACATTCATTTCATATTAGTTTAGCTAAAAAATATGGAATAACAAAAGCCATTTTATTAGAATATCTGTGTTTCTGGCAACAAAAAAATGAAGCAAATGAAAAACATTTTTATGATGGTAGATATTGGGTCTTTAATTCTATCAAGGCTTTCTGTGAACTTTTTCCTTATCTATCAGAAAAACAAATAAGATACGCACTTAATTCACTTGAAAAAGATAAGATAATATATGTAGGAAATTATAATAAAAGCAAATACGACAGAACGAAATGGTATTCAGTAGATAATTCCGTCTACCAAAAAGTATGTTTCCAATTACACAAAAAGGCAAATGCATTTGACAAAAGGGCAAATGGAATTGACAAAAAGGCAAATGGAAATAGACAAAATGGCAAACCTATACCTTCTTCAGACCCTTCTTTAGACACTTCTTCAAACTCTTCTTCTAAAAGATATATACCCCCAGATTTAATCAAATACTCAAAAGAATTTTTAGAAAAACAACAAGAAAACTATCCTAATCTAATAAAAATAATTACAAAAGATAAAATAATAACAGGAGCTAAAGAATTAGGCAAACTTATTAGAATAGATAAATACGATTTTGAAGAGATAAAAAAAGTGTTAGATTGGGCTATAACTGACGATTTCTGGTCTATGAATATTTTATCATTAGCATCAGTAAGAAAAAAAAGTAAAAGAAACGGGCAGACAAAATTTGTAAATATTTATAGTTCATATCAGCAAAACAACAGAAAAAATAGTAATAATACTAACAACAGAGATGACAGATTTATTCCCGAGAGTTTGCAAAATGTTACAGACTTTAAGAGGGAAAATCTTGATATAACGGTAATTGAATGATTGAAACAACAAAAAAATGTAAAGAGTGCAACAAGGCAATAACTGAAAAAGAATACAACAACTTCAGCGGTTATTGTTACCAATGTTATGAAAAAATAAGAATCAAAAAAGAAAAAGCAAGAGAATGGCTGGAAACCTTACCGCCTAAATTCCAAAAAATTCAAAATAAAGAAGCGGAAAAATATTTAGGTGAAAGTTTATTCATATTTGGTCAGACAAATACAGGCAAAACCGTATTAGCAACCAGTATATTAAAATTGAATTGGCAAGAAGGGAATGCAGGGGAATATATAAAATTTACAGAACTCATAACACAATTACAATTTACCGATAATGAAAAAAGATTATCACTATTAGACAAAGTTTCAAAAATGAAAGGGTTGCTTGTGCTTGATGACTTTGGGGGAATAGGCAAGGTTACGGATTTTGTCAGACAAATCTCATACTACATTATCTCATACCGAGAAGAAAACGAATTACCGACCATTATAACATCTAATCTATCATTAGACGAATTGGGGCAACAAATAGACATCCGAATTAGTTCACGAATTAAAAGAAGTTGCAAAATTTTGGAGTTAAAGAAAAAAATGATATAAAAGGTGACAAAATGTTCTGTAAAAAATATAAAAAGAAAATTGAAAAATTAGAAGCAGAAATAAAATTTGACAATCATTTAATTAAAACCGAATATTCGTTTATTCATAAACTCAGAGACCAGATTGTAAATTTGAAAAAGTCCAATAAGAATAAAGACAAAACAATTGCTAATTTAAGAAAATCTATTAAAAATCATATCAGAGAAAACAAAATCTGTATATTTCTAATTGTAGCAATAACTATTTGTATTATGGTAATATATTACTATCTTAATCAAGAAATTGAAATTAACGAAGCGGAAATAACAAAGGCGACGAACTATTTAGGGATTAATTTTGCCGAAATTCACAGGGATGGTAGATGTTATGCTTATTGGAATGGCAAAAGATTTGATGTTATAAAGAAATTTTACGAGATTAAAAAAGGAGTATAAAAATGGATTATAAAACCTGCAAAGAATGTCCGAATTATGGTGGCATAATAGAAAGAAAAGGAGAAATTCTTATAAAGTGCAAGGTTTTGGGCGAAGT